AGCAACCAACACCGGAGACCGATCGGCAGCAACCAACACCGGAGACCAGTCGGCAGCCCAAGTCAGCGGTAAAGATTCTATTGCTATAGTGACTGGTAAGGATAGTAAAGCAAAAGGATCTATCGGATGTTGGATAGTCCTAACAGAAAGAGGTGATTGGGACGGAAATACATACCCAATCAAGGAGGTAAAAGCCGTAAAAGTTGATGGTGGCTTAATAAAGCCAGATACTTATTATAAACTAGATAATGGAGAAATTATCCCATGTGAATAATTATAATCCCGGTGTCCGTTGGTTCGGTATCCGGGAACTATTTTAACCACTTTAAATGATATATGATATGCCTAAGATTAATTAGCATAGCGTTAATAGAAAGGAGATTAATATATGAAAGCAAGAGTAAAAGCAACTGGAGAAATTATCAATATTGCTGATTACGCACGTGTCACACTTGATAAGTGTGATAGTTACGGTAGTCCTGTTGAATTAAGTTTTGATGAGGTTGAAATACTTCAAGAAAGGTCTGATAATATTGATTGGGAACAGAGACGCTATGAAATAGCTAAAGAGGTTTTATCCGGAATACTAATTTGGATAGCTTATTCCGGAGAAGATTCATATTGTACAGAGAATTGTAAACATGCTGTTAAATATGCAGATGAATTGGTTAGACAACTTAAAGGAGAATAACTATGCTAACAGTACTAAGAGAAACTTATCCAACAGCAAGAAAAGAACATGGGGTGTGAGTTTTGTTGTGAAAAGATAGCGATAGGACAAAAATATGTCCGTCAGACAAATATCTATGATGGAACTATCTATGACTTTGTCACACATCAAGAATGTAAGGAGGTAGCTCATGAATTGAGAATGTATGATGATTGTGATGATTCAGGTTTAGACGGAGACTCTTTTCGTGAAGACTTGAATGCATATGTATACGCCAACCATTACGATGAACACACAGATGATGTTTATACCAGTTGGCAATTGAATCATTATGAGATAGCGAAGAAAATATTGAAAGAACTTAAAAAGCAGAAATAACTATGGGATTTACAACACCAGCATTTATACGTAAAAATACACCGGAGCTTCGTAAGAAGTTGGAGAGGTTGGGGTATTATTTGCATCCTGAATGTATTGACGATGATAGAGGAAATTATCTATTTGTAAATAGAGAATATTACTTAAACAGACCTTTAGGATATTCGGAAGAGCTATCTCGTTCTATTGATTGCGGAACCAACGAGTCTTTATTCTTAGCTATTGCCGCATTGAGAGACGATACTGATAACAACCAAATGTTTATCAACGGCAAAGGAGATTGGGGAATATGTCGTGATGGAAGCGATGGGGGATTAGAAGGTCTAGACTTTTATGGAATACCTAACGACCTTAATGTGGACAATTATCATAAGGCTACAGTGGAAGAGCTAATCGAACACTTTAAAGGAAAGGGGGTGAATCATGGATAGTGTACAGACACAAACATTTGCTATCAGAGGGAATGACGATGCTATGGCATATATTGATTTTTGTGATGGAGATTTATGTGTTTCTGTCGTAGTAGAAGGCAAACAAGCAGATTTTCACTTTGAGCCTGTTACTTTGAAGATGTTTGCCTATGCTTATAAGTTACATTGTGAAGAACTAAAGAAAGGAAAATAGCAATGACTGAAGAAGAAATGCGGAATATAATCAAGGAGCAGTTGAAACAACTAAGTAAAGAAGAGTTGATTGATACTCTTACTGATATTCGTATGGGAAATCCTATATTTAGAATTGCAAACGCTTTGAGTAGTTTACAGTGTACAAATATGAAAGATTCTATAGATGGCATACAACGAGTAAATGAGAGTTTTGATCCATTTCAGCAAATATTAGGAAAAGAAGAATAATTATGAAAATAGATACAGAGTTTAATGTAGGCGATAATGTTTGCTATCTAAGTGGAGACAATATCTGTTATTCCACTGTAAGCAAAATAACTATTGAAATATCCTATACAGATCGTATTTTTTTGATGGTATACAAGCTCTCTGACGGTTTAAGTGTACCAAGAAACAATTATCCACTTTGGGATAAAATACTTTTTAGAGATAAGAAAAGTTTAATAGAATATTTGGAAAGTAAGGAGTGATAATTATGGACGAAAAATTTGTAGCATTGGATACTTTCAAGTCGCTGACAGAGAAAGGATTTTGTTATTATCATTTTCCTACTCAGTCTTTTGCTCAGAAGTGGCTTCGCGAAGCTAAGGACATAGACGTGCTCGTGTGGAACCGAGCTTGCGGATACGGGTGGGAAATATCAAAAGCTGGTGACAAACAGACAAGAGGAACCACGCTCCTGATGTTTGATGAAGAAGGAGAAGATGAAGATAGCGGAATGTGGCTGTCCTACGAGGCTGCTTTGCAAGACGGCATTAAGAAGGCATTGAAACTGATTAATTAATAAAAAGAAATGGAAGAATATAACACAATAAAGTTGCCGGAAGAAAAGCCTATTGGTTATCTTCTGCATGAACCCACCAAAACACATATTCCTGTTTATAAACCAATTTCCCGATTTAAAGCACTCATGATTAAATGGTGTTTCGGGCTTAAATACGAAAAGATATGAAACAAGAATCAAGCGTAATCAATCCGTATAACGGAATATTCGGGCAGCAAGGTTGGATTTGTCCGAAGTGTGGGAGGGTATATTCACCATATACTCAAATGTGTTTGTATTGCAAACCTGATAATATAACTACTATTTCCAATCTTATCGACCTTTCTAACAAGAATGTCAGCGAAGAAGAACTAAGAGAAAATCGTAAAACCAAATAAGATATGAAACAGACATTAGAAGAAGCAGCAAAAGAAAATATCTTATTTAACCATAGAACGGTTGATCGTACTTTGTCAGGTGGCAACTTGGCGCAATTTGGGATAACGAATTTTATTCAAGGCGCCGAATGGCAAGCAAAGCAATCTCCGTGGATCAGCGTGAAGGACAGGTTACCACAAACAGATGATGACCTGTACGTAGTGCTTGATGCTAGGATGAATCCTCCGGGATGCGGAGTATGTGATTTTAATCCTAAGACAGAGACTTGGATTGACTATGATTACAATATTATATACCCTACTCATTGGATGCCAATCCCTTCTCTTGAATCAAATGATAACGAATAACCGATAAAGAAATGAAAATAAGATTAGCAGAAAAGATTCTTTATGTTACTTCTGTATTCGGAAATTGGGACAGTAATTATCAGCCCTATTCCGTTCCACAACAACAAAAGGCTTTGAAAACTTTGAAAATTCCAATGGATATTAGAAGATCAATGTTGGAATACGGAGTATATGGAAAGATTCCGGTTGAATACAGGAAGTGTAATCCGATTGAAATATCGCAAATCATGCTTAGTAAAAATATGAATCCTGCCTCTATAAAAGAGTTCCGTAGGTGTATGAAGCAGATTTTAAGCAAATAACTCAAATTAATGTACAAATGGTAACGAATTAGAGAGAAAGGAAGTAAAAAATGAGAGTATCACTTAAAAAGGCTTTTACCATATTAGATGGAAGGTTATCAACAAAAATGGATGATGTATATGAAATGCTAAATTTCATATTCTCCGAAAACCTTTATACACATCAAATTCCAACAGCTATGCGAAAGCTAAAAGAGCTTAATCCCGATTGGTTTTCGGATGGAGTAAACGTAGTTGAATCTATAAAGCAGAATTATAATACAAATGATTTTCAGGAGCTCATGGAGATTATTGATAAAGAGTTTTATGCTTATGAGATTGAGTTGGGAAAAGTTGAAGCGTTAATAAAATTTTCAGATGGATTATTCCCCGAAGAATAAATACTCAAAATAAATCAAGGAAGAAACTTAAAGGAAAATGATTATGCCAACAATACTAAGAGAAACTTATCCAACAGCAAGAAAAGAACATTGGTGTGAGTTTTGTTGTGAAAAGATAGCGATAGGACAAAAATATGTCCGTCAGACAGATATCTATGATGGAACTATCTATGACTTTGTCACACATCAAGAATGTAAGGAGGTAGCTCATGAATTGAATATGTACGATGATTGTGATGATTCAGGTTTAGACGGAGACTCTTTTCGTGAAGACTTGAATGCATACGTATACGCCAACCATTACGACGAACATACAGATGATGTTTATACTAGTTGGCAGTTGAATCATTATGAGATAGCGAAGAAAATATTGAAAGAACTTAAAACGGAGAAGTAAATATGAATCGTACAATAAAATTCAGAGGGAAATCAATAGAAAGCCGTAAAAACGGACAATGGATATACGGTTGCTACTTGTCAGATCATGACGGCTATTCTTACCATGAATTGATTTTGGATAGTACTACTGGGTTTTCATACGAAGTTGATCCTATAACAGTAAGCCAGTTCACCGGCTTGTATGACAAGAATGGCAAAGAAATCTACGAAGGTGATATCTTGTTGGTGGGCAACGATGGATATGAAAATACATACAATAAAGTAGGCATAAAAGACGGATGCTTTGGATATGTCGGAGAAGTGGATAGCAAAATACTCCCATTCTGTGACTACAATGTAACGGAAGAGATTGTAGGCAACATCTACGATCACCCGGAATTAATCAAGGAGGAATAAAATGGAAAAGTACTACTATTATGCCTTTCGTTGCAAGGGTAGATTTGGATCTGGAATTTGTTGTGAAAATAACGGCTGTTTCAGTCTGGCAGAAACACATAAGTTACTTCTGAAAAACTATAAAGAACGATGTATAATTACTTTTTGGAAGGAAATAACCTATGAAGAGTATAAGGAAATGAGTTATTATTTAGAAGATGGTAGGGGGCGATAAAATGAAAGACTATCAATTTGAAGAGATAACATTTTGGCTGTCATTTATATCTTGTTTGATATCTTACCATCTGGGAATAGAATGGTTGACAGGAATTCTTGTAGTGGTAACGGCGTTAAACCTATTCTGGTCAATAGTGACTGCTTGGAAAGACTTGAAGAAGGAGAGAAATAATCAAAGTAAAAACGAAAGCAATAATAGGAAGGAGGAATCATGAAACAAGAAATAGACAACAACCTTCTAGCTGATTGCTTTAAAGTAGCAATGAATGTGGAATATATAAGCAACAGCAGGGAACTTAAGATGTATGCCTATGCACTGTACAATGCATGTGTATGGGGAAGAAAGACAAAATAAAAAGAGGACCACCCGAACCACCAGATAAGTCCTCTTTCCTCAATTCATAGTACAAATATACTATTAACTTTAAATAAATGTGCTATGTTTTCAGAAATTTCAGAATTAAAATCAATAAGAGAGCAGAAATCAAGATTGTCGGAAAGAGAATCTGAATTATCTGCTCCTATCGTGTCTGATCTGGACTATATCCCATCCATATATAAGTGGTTTTGTGAAATAAACAACTTAAGGGATTGTCCGGGATACAAAGACAGTGTTCATAACAGAAAAAAGTTCATATTCATCATTTTATTCCTGTATGCTCCTAGTGTTCTAGCAGGGGGGAGAATGCCTAGGGGGCTTCGGGATAAGATTGCAGAATCGGTAAATATCAGCGATAAGACATTTATTTCCCACAATATCGAAACTGTGGTTGTTCTCTACAACAATTATAAGGGCTTTCGGAAGGATATAGAGTATATTTACAGTGAAATTGTATCTCATCTAAGAGATGAGGGTTTAATTTTTAATAAATAGAGATGGCAGCACCAAAAGGAAATCAATTTTGGAAGTTAAGAAGCAAGCATGGGCGTGACATGTTATTTGCCACCCCTGATTTGTTATGGGAGGCTGCTTGTGAATATTTTGAGTGGTGCGATAAGAACCCTTGGAGAGTTGTTAAGAATAAAACAAAAGGAAAGACAAAGGAAAAGGAGGAATCGCCTACACAGCGGCCATATACACTTAGTGGTCTAATGTTATATTGTGATGCAAGTGAAACTTTCTGGAGGGAATTTAAGAAAGCTAATCATGAAGATTTTTTGTCGGTCATTGCACGTATAGAATCTGTAATAGAAACTCAGCAGTTGGAAGGGGCTACTGTAGGAGCTTTTAATGCTAATATAATAGCTCGCAAATTAGGTCTTGCTGAAAAACAAGAAAGTACATTGAATGTAAAAGGAAGTATCCCTGTTCAAGAGTGGATAAAAGCTAGATCAAAAAAGAAATGATAGTGTTTAACATTAAAACTCAAGAAGTCTATAATCCGTTGTATAATAACACGGATAAATTAATAACTCTCATAACCGGTGGTCGTGGAAGTGCTAAAAGTTTTAATGTTGGTACGTTTATAGAAAGGCTTTCATTCGAATCTGGGCATAAGATGCTGTACAGCCGATACACAATGACTTCAGCAGATATATCGGTCATTCCTGAATTTCAAGAAAAGATAGATTTAGAGGGAACTAATGATTTCTTTGATATAACTAAAAAAGACATTATCAATACCTTTTCAGATAGTGTAATTATGTTTAGGGGTATCAGGACATCTTCAGGAAATCAAACGGCAAAGTTAAAATCCATACAGGGGCTTACTACTTTTGTGTGTGACGAAGCAGAGGAATGGAATTCAGAAGAGGACTTTGATAAATTAGTTCTCTCAATAAGGCAAAAAGGGATTCAAAATAGAGTGATTATTATTATGAACCCGACAGATTCGAATCACTTTATTTATAAGAAATACATTGAAAAAACGCACAAATTGATAGAGATCGACGGTGTACAAGTTCAGATTTCCACTCATCCTAATGTTCTTCATATTCATACTACTTATTTAGACAACATAGAGAACCTTTCTCCTCAGTTTATTCAAGAGATGGAACGTATGAAAGAAGAAGAGCCGGAGAAATATGCCCATGTAGCTATTGGAAGATGGTCTGATGTTGCGGAAGGTGCAATATTTAAACGATTTGAGATTGTAGATTCTATACCCGATTATGCTAAGAAGAGAGGTGTTGGATTAGATTTTGGATATTCAAACGACCCTTCTGCGGCTATTGAATGTGCGCTTATTGATAATGACCTATATCTTGATGAGTTGTTTTACAGGACCCGGATGCTATCTGGGGACATATCAGATTCTCTTAAGCCATTTAGGTTAAAAGTAATATCAGAAAGTGCAGACCCAAGATTAATACAAGAAATATCAAACTCAGGCATTCTTATTTATCCGGTAGATAAGTCAAATATAAACTCTAAAAGTTCAATTCTAGCAGGCATAGATAAAATGTTAGAATTAAACTTGAAAGTAACTAGAAGGTCATATAATCTTTTATATGAGTTAAGGAAATATACATGGGATAAGGATAAGGATGGTAATTATATAAATAAACCAATTGATAAATATAATCACGCACTTGATGCTGCAAGATATTGGGTATTGGGGGAAGTATTAGGAAGAATATTAAAACCAAAACAATACAATAAAGACGATTTAGGACTATATTAAAATAAAAGATATGAATTATATTGAGGCTATATTCAATTTGTTGCGTAACAAAACGCTTAATTCTTTAGGAGTTGAACGGGATTTAATGAGGCTTATCCAAGACAGGGATATAAGCCAGGTTATCTCGCTGCTTCAAGATAGAGATATTGATGTAAATGAGGCTATTGCCGAGTATAATCCGGAGTTTCATAAGGTCAACAGTCGCCCAGATAAGCCGCGTAAAGGCAAAGAACCTTATAGAACAGAAAAGCTACCTCGGACAAGACAAAGGTATATCAATGAAGTAGAGTTATTCTTCTTGTTGGGTAATCCTATAAAATGGAAGAACGATGTGGAAGGTACAGATGAAGCGTTTGAGGCATATAACGAGTTTCTTCAGAATACTAGGTTTCATACAACAATGAGACAAGCAAAAAGGCTGGCCGGCGCAGAAACTGAAAGTGCAAAAGTATATCATATATTTAATGATAACGGAAGGCCGGGAGTAAAGGTTTTGGTCATATCCAAATCTAAGGGATATACCCTCCGTCCGCTTTTCGATCAATACGAAAATATGATTGCATTTGGATATGGGTACAATTTGAAGGAGGGCAATAGAACAGTTGAGCATTTTGATATAGAAACGCCATCCTACATATTCCGATGCAAAAGAGCAAATATTGGGTGGGAAGTTGAGCCGTTGGTTAATCCATCTGGTAAAATCAACGTAATTTACTATAAACAGGATAAGGCTTGGTACGGGACACAGCCTAGATGTGACAGGGAGGAACATATTGATTCCAAAGCCGCTGATACTAATAATTATTTTGCAGACCCGAAAGTAAAAGCAACGGCAGATGTTCTCCAGTCTTTATCAGATCCAAGCATGGTTGGGGAAGTAATCCAAATGCAAGACAAGAACAGTGCTATTGACTATCTAGCTCCTCCTGAATACTCTTCAATGAAAGATAGTGAAAAAAAAGACTTGAATAACTCTATTCTATTTGACTCATTTACCCCAGATTTCTCATTCGAAAATATGAAGGGTATGGGAACACTATCTGGAGAGGCTTTAAAGCGTGCTATGACGCTAGGGTACATTAAAAGGGACAATCTAAAAGAGACTTACGATATACTTGTGGACCGGGAAAAGAACCTTATCCTGGCTATTATGATGAATGTTACCCATATCCATCTGAGAAACCAGTTATCCAGGCTGAAGATTACTCACGAATTTGCGGAACCATTCAATGAAGATAAGGAGAAGCAATGGGAAGCTATCGGTAAGCTATATTCGGATGGAATTATTTCTCTTGATCTGGCTGTTACTATGCTTGCTTTGACGGATGCTCCACAGGAAGAGATAGAGCTTATAAAAAGTGAAAAGCAGGCTTATTCAAATGGAAATATATCTTCTGAATCAGACAAACAGATCAATGGAATGACTGATTAGTCAGAAAAAATACGGGTGTTATGCAAAAATAAGAGGAAAAATAGAACAAAATATTTGATAATATGAACGACTTGGTTTTTAAAGGTGAGAACAACCAAGCACTAACAAGTAGCTTGTTGGTAGCTGAAAAGTTCGGAAAAGAACATAAGCATGTCTTAGATGCTATTAGAGAGCTTATACAGGGGTGTGCCGAAAATTCGGCTGACCCCATGTTTGTTGAAACTATTTATATTAATGAACAAAATAGGCAAGAATACCCAATGTTTATAATGAATCGTGATGGCTTTACTTTGTTAGCTATGGGATTTACCGGGAAAAAGGCTATGCGCTTTAAACTTGACTATATTGCAGCTTTCAATGCAATGGAAAAAGCCCTGAAGGAACAGCAAAAACCGTTATCTCAGCTTGAAATCCTTGTTCAGTCCGCACAAGCTTTGCTTGAGCAAAGTAAACGGATCGAAAACGTAGAGAAGAGACTGGACGCAATGGAGCAGGAGAGGGAAGAAAATGGGCAATTACTGTTAGCGGTTGCTGTTTCATCTGAAAAGCTGCCGGAAATATCTCTTCGTGATAAGATCCGTCAACTGGTGAACAAATATGCTTCGGCAACCAATACCAGACAACAAGACGTTTGGCACAAGGTTTACGAGCAATTATATTACCTCTATCACATTTCCATCGGTAACTACAAGAAAAAGTTCAAGGGAGAAACAAAACTTGAAATAGCGGAAAGAAACAACATCTTGGATAAGGTTTACGCTATTATCTCTAATATGGTTCGGGAGAGAAACGTTGCTTGAACCAAGACAAATTAAAATCCCCAGAAGCGGAAGTGTCCGAGCCGCTAATGGGGATAGTATTAACTATTTAATAATGCAAATCTATGAAAAAGAAAGCAGAAATTAAAAAGTATGACGCTAATATTTTAGAGAATATTGGTAGAGATGGTGATTTTTATTCTCTTAACGATTTATGGGTAATCGCTGGAAGTCCTGATGCTAAAAGACCTAATGATTGGAAGAATACTCAACAAGGTTCTGATTTTATAGTGTCTGTATGCAGATTTCTAAATGCCGCCCAAAATGGCATTATAAAATCAAAACGTGGAAAAGGAGGTGGTACTTATGGCATTAGGCAGGTTGCTTTGGAATATGCAAAGTATCTTGATGCGGATTTAGCGGTAATAGTGAACGAAGTTTTCTTCCAGCGTATCGAAGAAGAAAAGAATCCAGACCTAATTGGCCAACGCTACATAAAAGCATACGAGAAAAGAGGAAAGTCTGCAGACTGGACCGCTGAACGCCTGAAATCTATCGGAACTAGGAATATGTTTACAAGGACATTGGCAGCTCATGGTGTATCGGGTGATGGATTTCGTAATTGCACTAATGCCATATATGAGCCTCTCTACGGAGGAACTACTAATGTGATCCGAGCAAAGAAAGGTCTTTCCAAAAATCAAAGCATACGTGACAACATGAGCAAAGTTGAGCTTGCGGCAGTTGGTTTGATTGAAGCTCTTGCTTCTGACGAAATAGAAAGAAAAGATATTCAGGGAAATGCGGATTGTGAGATAACCAGTAGAAGGGCTTCCCGTACCGTTGCAAATGCGCTGATTGAGCATAAAAAGTATATTCTCTGAATCCGTACATAAAGAAAGGGCAGCCCTAAGCTACCCTTTCCCGCTGATTGGCGTCAACTTCAGTGTCGGACCGAAGTCCCCTGACTTATCTTATCTTACAAGATGCCCGTTGAGCGTTCTTAGGTCGAATTTCGGACGTTTGGTTTTTTCGGAGCATCTCACTACTTTCATCATTGCCTGCTGTGGAATATCGCCCAATTCGCAGCATATGGCTTCAAATCTGTCTAGGGCAGAAGCCAGTCTCTTCGAACCTTCCTCCCTCATTTGGGCTACTCTTAGGCTTTTCATGGCAGTTTCCCTGCCGATCCTGCTTATCTCTTCGTTTTGCCTTATTGCTACGTATAAGGCGTCTTTTATCTCGTTTGGGGTATAATGTTGTGCGTTCATAACTTTCTATTTTTCGTGTATTTTGATATAGTTTTGGCTGTCCGGCATTCAAACGGACCGCGATATGAATTGAGAAAAGGGGATGGTTATACTATCCTAGCCAGCTTCCCGTCAGAAGGTTTTCCGCCAAACAGGTGGTTCAAATAAGCCAATCCCTTCTGGGTGACAAGAACCTTAGTGACGACAAAGCCCGGATGGTTGGTGCGCTCGATGAACTTCTCTTTCATCTCGAAGTAGCCGGCATCAATGAACCGCTGTTTGGGCTCGTTGCGGTTGGCGAAGAATACGCCCGCTTTCCTTAGCTTCTCGAACAGCGTATTGCGCCCGAATCCGAGTTTCAGGATCTTGGCGGACATTCCTATATCTACCTTGTCGTCGGTGGCGAAGGCTGCGTCAGCAAAGTCAGCCTTTGGTTGGAGTTTGGCGTTCTTCTCTTCCAGCTGTTTCTTCTCCTGCGCCAGCCGTTGCTTTTCCTCTTCCGATGATACGAGGGCTTTCAGGGCTTCGAGGTAGGTTTGGGGAGTTTGAGGTTTGCGCTTCTCTAGTTCGAGCTGTTCCCAGCGATCAATAATCTTCTCACGGAGTACTGCGTCATAGCCGGATGCTAGAATCAAACAGCCTTTCTTGGTGAGTTCGAAGCAGGGGAGTTTTCTACCTGTAGGGTCTTTATAAGTGCTCGGCTGAAAATTCAGCTTAGTAACACCTTGAGATAATAGATTACGAATGTCTGCTAAAACATTCTTATGCAATTTTCCTGTAAGTTCGGCTATTTCAAGCGAACTCATTCTATCCGTATCGTGGATTAACGTCGCCATCAAACTACTATTATTTGTTTGATGATGATTGTCGATATTGTTGAACATAACAATAAATAAAAAAGGTATATTGCCTTTCCCGCTGTTCAACACATATCGACTATGCTGTGGTTCCATTACAGTTCCACACGGGGGTACAATATACCTCAATATTTTAAATACAAGCATAAAAAATGCCTGCATAAGAATGCAAGCTCCGCCTGCACAGTCGATTTAAATATGTTGAACGCCGCAAACATACAAACTATTTTTGAAAAAAGCAAGAAAAAACAACTTTTTTGCGTGATGTATGAAGATATATGACGATTTATTTGCATTTGTGAGCAGTTGTCCGTTATTTTGCCCACGAACATATAAACACACAAATTATGAGAAAAATATTATTTATTTTGGCAGTAATAATGTCTGTATTTTGTTATTCGCAAAACAAAGAAGAATCAAAGAAATTGACTAAATTTGAGGAGTTTACATCAAAAACAGGTTCTATCATGAAGTTTGTTGATGTGAAAATGCCCAATATTCCATTATTCTTTATGGGAAGTATTGAAACTGGAGTAAGAACTATTCTAAATAGTCAAGAAAATGCTTATTTTTACCGGATTGAACAAGGGGAGACCTCAAAAAGTATTGCTCATGTAGCCATGATTGAATATTCTGATTTAGTTGAAGTAAACAAGGCACTTGAAAAACTCGTAAGTGAAGTGAATTCTGATATTCAAAGCAATCCTGATTATTTGGAAAATAAATTTATAACTGAAGATGGATTTCAAATAGGTTATTATGTGTCTAAAGGAAAAGCTTCTTGGTATATAAAGCTTGAAAGATATGGATCAAGTACAGTTTTTGTCAAGAATGCGGAAGCATTAATATCTGCGTTTAAGAATGCGCAATCTAAGATTGAAGAATTAAAAGGTGCACAATAAAACTAACACACACAATCATGAATAAAATTCTATTCCCTTTAGTAGCAATATTGCTATTGGCAGCCTGTAGCTCTAGTGAAGACACCATAAATGAGCCGGAGCCTCCAAAATACAAAATAGATAGTGCTATTGCAGTAGGTGATTTAAAACTACAAGCCTATATCTTTGAAGGAGATTACTATATAGAGGCTATTGACGAATCAGGCAACAAGGTGTTTACCATCAAGGACAAAGCCGAAAATTATACCCATGATCTTGGGTTTGGAGATAAGAGAGAGTACATAGTCAAAGGGTGTTTCCTTCAAAGTGCCTTGCAAAAGGATGACTGTTTCTATATATTGGGAGGTTTATATAGTTCAGAATTAGTTGCTCATCCACATAAATTTATGCTGAAAATCAAAGATGGGAAGTTGGTTAAAAAAGAGTATTTTGACAAAGATGATCCTCATCATGGACATTTCTATCCCGAAAAAATAGCTGAATGGTATGGAGAATATATTGTGGTTTATTCAACAGTAAGAACTAGTGGATATTTTATAGCTGTGATGGATGCAGATTTAAATGTTATATATGGAAATAATGGGGGAACTAGAGATTGGATTGAGAACATAGAAAGAGCAAACTATATCTCTTTATCTATGAATAATATGGTATATACTACTGATAATATAATTATGTGTGTTGATATATCAGAATACTCATATAACAAATATCTAATTTGGCAAGTACCCATCACCGATGAAGAGATAAGAGTAAACAAATCCACATACTCCCTAGATGGCAATAACGTAGTAGTAGACGTTGACGCCACCACTAGGGCAGGAGAGAAAAAGAAATACCATCTGGTCTTGAATAAGGGAACAGGGGAGTTAGTCAATCCGCAATCCTAACTCAAATAACACAATATAATCATGAAAACATCAAACCAATACTCAGAATTAGCTGTTCATTGTGGTAGCAACACGGACAGCATGGAAAGGCTAGCAGATATCTGCAAAGAAGAAGCTGATAAGCTAGCGGAAACATTGAAACTAGCCGAAGGTGAGGAAGTGTCCGTCCCTTTTTGGACATCAGGTCCAGGCTTCCCCGAATTAATCTGCACCGGGATATTTAAAAGGGATGACAATGGAAAGATCGTCTATGACCTAGATTTCTCGGAATCAGTTTTGTAATCCACTCCTAACCAGTTTCCCGCCCGTCTAAAGATGGGCGGTTTTTGTATCTAACTAGTCAAAACTAGCCAAAACTATTAAAAACTATTAAAAACCTATAGTATAAATAGTTAATCTGCTAATCAATCAATCAATCTTGATTTGTATTATTTATATTTGCAACATCAAAATAGCGTGACTGTGACACGTTACAAACAAAGGAGGATTAAATATGAAAACTTCATCTTACACACAGGACACATTAGTAATAGAGAACCCCTCACAAAAGCTTCTTGAATTTGTGAGGGAATTGGAGCGTAGGAAATGTGAAACCAAAAATGAACTTTTAACTAAAAAGGATAAGTATTTCCCCGCTAAGAAAAAGTAATGAATATCACACTGCCTATTGAGTGCTCTGACGGACACCAATACCTTCTAAAGCTTACTGACTGTAAGAATATACCAATTGATTCGACTATTGAAATTGTAGATATAGCTCTGATTTCAATGTCCAAGACAGAAATTATTAATAATGCAGGAACCTTAAATAGAATAGCGTCAATACTCTTCAATTTTTTGGATGAAAATGATGTTATTCTATATTTTTATTGTTCTAAAGACCCAATAAAGCAAAGAGATACTAGAGGAAAAATGTCATATCAACAATACCGCAGTTTTTTATTTACTTCTATGTTTGATAGAACGACTCGACATCATAAGGGGGAGTTTATAAATAAGTCTATTATTTTAAAAGATATGATATATGGCGATCACTATATCCACCTTATAGCTCAATCAAAGCACTCCGATAAATTGGATAAGCTTGAAGGAGAACTCAACACATTCAATAAGTAAGCAGGCGGACTAACATCCGCCTTTCTTTTTGCCCGTTTCTCTTATTTCCATCCATAATTACCTCAAACTTCCTATTTACAGGGAAAGAAATAGCAAATTTCCCACAATTGGCGAATTGTGGTTCATTCGCAATCTGATAATTTTCATATAGACTCACCGCATTGTATTTTTATGCTGATTTAAAAAGATTTGCATAAAAGAACTAATCATGAAAGAAAAAATTTTCCAAGCTTTAAAACTAGCGTACTCAAATCTAGGGTTAAGCGATGAAATTTTGCAGGGACAGGCTGACGCTTTATCTGCATTAGGCCTAGTAACTGAAGATAACTTGGCAACTGTTGTACAGGGGCAAAAAACGTTTTTAACCTCTCTTCAGAGCGGTATTGATAGACGGGTAACTGATGCTGTCAATAAAGCAAAGGAGAAAGAGGCTGCAGGTGGGGGCGAGCAGAACAAACAGCAACCAGAAAACGAGGAGCCGGAGTGGTTCAAAAAGTACAAGGCTGAACAGGAACAGCGTTATTCCACGTTAAAAAACGAGAATGACGCATTTAAGGCTGAAAAGTCACGTGCTGAGAGAAACAGTCTAATCTCTTCAAAAGCAAAAGAACTGGGTATCCCTGAATGGCGAATGAAAGAAGGTTTTGCTATTTCTGACGAAATGGATGAAACGGCAATTACGACCTATCTTTCAGGCATCAAACAGAATATTGTTACCGCAGGGCTTGAAACAAAAGATTCGGCATTCCCTTTATCCACTCCAGCTGAAAAAGGCAAAGAAATGGCTAAACAGTGGGCGGAAGGATTGCCAGACGCTAATTAAAAACAAATACTATGGCTATTGAATTTGAAAAAGGACAGATTAAAGGCGGATTCCCCGTATTTTGGAGAGGTGAGTGTAAAGTTATCCCTGGGGATTTCAAAATCAAGCAGACATTTCCAGAAGGTACTTTGATCAGAAAAGGTACTCCAATTGCGTTGGATTTTGCAAATATGGAGTGCACAGTATGTAAGGCTGTTAAGATCGTATCTGGAGGAACAACTTCTGCTCCGCGAATTGTAAAAGGAAGTTTGGTACAGGTCGGCGATAAGCTGAAGATTGGTGAAAACGAACAGGCTATTAATAGCATTGATAGATCGAATGCTGATTACGATGTCGTTACGCTAGCTGCCGCATTGACTGGAGCTACGGCTAATGCCTTTGCTGTCGTTGGGACAGATGTGCCAAATGCGGTGGTAGAAACAGACAAGGAGTATAAAACCAATATGGATTTTCAGACTGTTTCTGCAGGTTATGATGTGATTATTCTGAAAGAAGTAGCTTATCCGATGCCAGAAGATTGGCTTTTGGGCGGATGGTGCATGAAGAATAATCCAAGTATTAAATATGTAAGACAATAAGCTATGCCGGGATTATTTTACAGCTCTATTTTTGGCGAACTGACCAAACAGGTACAGATTCGTATTGATGCCGCTTCTCAATTGAGAAAGCGTTTGTTTGACCAGAATATCTATGAACGATATTTGGATTGGGACACCCCTACTGTTGGTTTGAACTTCGAAGAAATAATCGGACAGTATAACCTAAGCGTTGCAGCTGCGACCTTGGACTCTAAAGGTAAAGAGCCTATTATGGGAACCGAGGGCTTTAAAACGTTGAAGGAGAAGGTTCTTGCTCATCAAATGAGTTATTCTATGCCTATTGAGGATTATCGCAAGGTTCTTCAGGTTCTAGATTCTCGTATGCTGACGGATGATCAGAAGACTCAGCAATTAATCAATCTTATGTGGAACAATGTCACAAAGGTGGTAAATTCTGTACAGTCCAAACTGGATATTATCTTCTTGGGTGCTCTTTCAAACAAGGGAGTATTCACTTTTGATGCAAACAACAATCCTGAAGGTGGTGTAAGAGGCGTTATTGACTATAAGATGCCGTCTGAAAACATTGCAAAGACTACGGTTGATTGGGTGCAGGGGAACGAAAGTACAGTAGACTGTTTTGAAGACTTGCAGGAGATTTTGGACGCTGCTCAGGATAAGGTTACATTTGACAAGATTCTAATCTCCCAAAAGAGACTATCTTTCATTCTTCGTAACAAGAAGATGAAGCAGGTGATTTACGGTACAGACAAGATGGGTACTCCTCTGCTGCTTGGCGGATTGAATGAATTCATGCGTCAAAATGGATTTCCGGAATTTGAAATTATCAGACGTACTACTCGAATCCAAAATAACGGTAAGTTGACGGATTATCAACCTTGGAATGATAAAAACCTTGTCTTTATTCCTGCCGGTAAACTTGGAGTTATCAAGAATGCTTATGCAGATAATGAATTGAGGCAAGAGCGTGGTGTTACTTACTCAAACTACGGAAGAATCCGGGTATCTCAATGGGGTAAGGGTGAGACTGACAATTCAAACGGTGTTGAGTTTACTAAAGCTCAGTCATTGTCTTTGCCGGTCATCACTGAAATTAACGGTATTTACTCGTTGACTGTTGAATCGTGACAATAGGTGACTACATAAAGCAATGTTTTTCTCCGCTTGGTGACATATCAGATGCTGGAGTAGAAAAGTTCGCGTTGGGGCTGGGAATTGATCCGAGCTCCGATGTGGACATTAGTACAAAAGTGAAGATATCCGGTTCGGTGGATAAGTTTATGGATAAAATCCTTACTCATCCTACTTCTGTCTCAGAGAATGGATTCTCTAAGTCTTGGGGGGCTGACATACTGTTGAACTATGCAAAATATATGTTTAAGATGTATGGCATAACTCCTAATGACGATACGGCAGCTTTGGTTGGAATAAGTATCATTAAAGACGCATCTAATATTTGGTGATATGCTAGAAGAAACTCCACATAAATTGCAAATACAAGTTATTACTCCGGAAGAGAATGACGAGTATGGGCGTTTAATTACAGGAACCGGTGGAGAATCTTGGCAGGATGTAGCTGAATGCTTCTGCCATGATAATTCACAACAAAAGGAAGTGTCGGTAAATGGTGAACGTTGGATGTACAATTATCATGTGGTTTACGAAGGGGAAAAGATTCCCTTAGGAAGTCACGTGAGATGCTTGGATTCCGACGAAAATACTGTTGGCGGAGGTGAGGTGAAGAAAAATGCCGAGTGTTATTCGGAAGAGTTTAAAGGTAGATGTGACATTTGGATATGATTGCAACAACAGACATCGCGAACATAATATTTAAGGATTGCAAGGCTTTTGGGATATCCGAAGTATACCAGAGAGGTAATATACCTGAAGGTAAGGTTAATACTGAAAGGATTGTGGTTTATCCTAAGACTCAACAGCCCGATACTTATTGGGAAAAGGGGTACGTTGAAGTTAATCTTTGCGTTCCTTTATCAAGGTCGGGGAAGGCTGATCTTATTCGCTTGAATGAGCTGGAAAGAAAGGGCAAGAAGATGTTCAAAGATGGAGTTGTAGGGCAATATGACGGTTCATGGTATCGGTATTCTTCTGAAACTATCGGAATAGAGGAAGATAAAGAGTTATGTTGTTACTATGTGAATGTGAAATTATTATTTGAAGTATTAAACGTAAATTAAAAAGATATGAAACCGTTTATAGGAATTAAAAAGATTTGGTACGGTGATGTTATTACTTCTGCTGTAACTAAAACTAGCCTTAAAACCTGGTTAGGTACTGCTACAGAAGTTGAGAACTCTCATCAAGATACTTGGGCGTATACGGAGGATGATCCTACCTATACCGACTACATTAACGAGTTGAATGGTAGCATCTATTATCGTGATGTGACGCAAAAAGGGGCTAAAACAATTGCTTTCACTATGGGCGTTTTCTCCTTTGATGACAAGGTAGATCTGCAAGGTGGTGAAAAAGTTGATACAGACGCAGGATGGGCCGCTTCTGATACTCCGGGGATTATCAATAAAGCCGTTGTTGGACAGACGAAGACTGGAAACTATATTGTATTCACCAATGCTGCGGTCATTGCTAAGGGAAATGCTGTGGAAAAGAATATCGGCTTGGGAGTAACAGCTGTTGCTATGGAAAATCCTAGCGCCGGCGTGAAGAGTGACTATATGTTCGACGGAGAAAAAGTAGATGCTGCATGAACTGTTGACAATATCGCATCCATGTCTTCTGATACTTCTCTCAATTTGAATAGTTCTACGACTAAGTCAAAGCGGGTGAACGCTGGAACTGCTGTTAACTATGAGAGGCCTGGGAAGGAAGATACTTCGCGATCAGCAGAGACATTATCTATATTATAAAGTGGTGAGGGGTGAGGGTTTATGTATCTCACCCTTTTTTAATAAATATCATTATGAATAAAGCTGCCATACTTATATCAGAAGCTATCACAGGAAAGGATTTCATTCCGATCATTGTAAATGGGAAAATGTACCGTGTAAATCCGCCTACAATACATAAAATAGCCGGTGCTTCGGCATATCTTGCAGTCCTTGATGACAACAAGGATATCGCGGGTGTTATATCTTCATTGAAAGACATTTCTGTCGCTTCTAGCGCACTTTCTTGGTTTATAGATGGAAATGATTCATTATCTGAAGAATTGGCTCATGGAACCTTAGAAGAAGTATTATCCGGTCTTACAGCGGCTTACTCTCTGATAGATGTGAAAAATTTTACGATGCTGTTAGGTTTAGCGAAGAACGTAGCAAATCTAACAGCAAAACAGAGATTATAGGAAATGATTGTATGCTAGGGCAAATTGCGTCGTTCATGGATAGCCTTCATTTGTCTTATGATGAAGTCGTTTATAAAATCCCATATCGCAATTTGATCATCATGCAAAAAGATAAGTTGCACGCTGTATACGATGGGGAGGTACTTAAGGAAGTATCTGATAAGGATTTCTTTGGTGAAAATATGAAATTTGATGAGTAATGGAAGTAACGGTTGATTTGTCGGGACTGGACGAGTTTGTTGAAGAGGTGGAGGAGTATGCAAATGAGCTTATGAAGGAAGCGGCGCATAATGCAGTTGACACTCAAAAGGAAAGAAATGTGAGTAGCAAGAAGACTTATCAGAACCATACGTGGAATCTTCGTAATGCTCCGGGGGCTGCTGTAGTTCGTAATGGGAATATCGTTTATCTATATGTTCCGGCAGATAGCGAACATGCGGGGGCCAAAGGCAAGACAGAGAACTTGCTTATATATGGGAAACTACCCAAAAACGGTGTTGTGTTCGCCGATGGAATGGAGTATGCGAGCTTTGTTTCTAGCAAGGGTTTTGACGTTCTGGATTCGGCAAGCCTAACCGTGGAGAAAGAGTTAAAGGAATCATTTGGTAACGAAAACGTAAAAGTCACATGGCAGGAATGAAATTTACCGCAGATGTTAATGTCGAAGACATTATAAAACTGCGTCAAGAAATAGATAAATTGAAGAAGTCTCTAATTGCTGTTGCAGGGATACCCAATAGTGATGCGGCTATAAAACAATTAGAGAAAGAGATAGCGGCGGCTACTAAAAAATTAGAAGAGTATGAAAACAAATACCTTCAAATCCAAAAGCTGAAGCATGACATTGATTCTTCCAATGATGCAGTCAAAAAGGCAAAGGAAGAAACAGCTGCATTGCAATCCACAAATAAATGGATTGTGGCTAATACAGAAGCCGTAATAGAAACGGATAAGCAGATAAAACAATTAAAGAAAAGCTTTGTTGCTCTTGCTGATTCAGAGAAAACAGGTACTTCCGGAATTGGAATATTAAGACAGGTGCAGCAACTGGCAGCACAAAGATTAGTTGAAGAGGAAGCTGTCAGAAAAACAATTAAGGCACAGAAGGATCAGATAATTCAGAGCAAAGCCGAAGAGGGTAGTATAACTGCTCTCAGAAAGCAAATAATCCTATTGACTAAGGATTATGATGACCTCGGAAGAACGCGAAGAAACGGTGATGCTGGTAAGGCATTGTTGGCCCAAATCGCAAATGTTCAGAAGGAATTGAGTGCGGCTGAACAAGCTTCTGGCAGATTTCAAAGAAATGTAGGTAATTATGCAAGTGCATGGAATGGGCTCGGCTTCTCTGTACAGCAGGTGGCTCGTGAATTGCCATCTTTGGCTATCAATGCAAATACCTTTTTCCTTGCAATCTCAAACAACCTTCCTATTCTTGTAGATGAGATTGCTAAAGCAAGAAAAGAATATGCTGCATTTAAGGCTGAATTAGCTGCAGGAAATAAAGATGTCAAGGCTGTTGCTCCAGTTTGGCAACAACTGACAAAGTCTCTTATTAGCTGGCAGACTGCTCTTGTTGTTGGATTAACTCTGCTTTCTGTGTATGGGAAGGAGATAATCAACTGGGGAAAAGAACTTGTGAGAGGGAAAAATTATGTATTGGATCTTTCTACTGCTGAACAAGAATTAGCTGCCGCTAGAAAAAAGGGTATTCAAGATTCGATAAAAGAAAGACTCGAATTGGATTTATTATATACTAAACTTAAAAGTGCTTCAACTTTATTAAAAGAGAGAACAGCTTCAATTAATGAATGGATTTCTAAATATCCTCAATATGCCAATGTTATAAATGAGGAAAAGATTGATATCGATAAATTATCAATTGCATATAGGGCATTAGGCAAAGAAATGATGCAGAGATCTATATATCAAAGTTATATGGATAGAGCTAAAGATATTTCAAATCAAATAGTGGATCAAGAAATAAAATTAAGAAATCAAACAAAGACCTTAAAAGAGGCCAATAAGAGAGTTGAGGAAGCAAATAAGAGATTGTTTGCTGCTCAGAAAAATGAAAGTGATACTTATTCCTCTTTAAGAGAGAAAAATGCAGCACAAAGAGAATTTACTGAGGCAAATAAAAATCTTGAAGAACAAGCTAGAATATATTCGGACATAAACAATAATGTCAGTAAGTTAAAAGGAAACTTAGGAGAGTTTATAAATTCGATAGACGTTGATAAATTGTTTCCTCAGCCAAAGGAAGGAACCTATGATTATTGGCAACAGCAAGTACAATTAGCTGATACGGCATTAAAACAAATAAAAGATACATATCTTAAAACCTTAAAATCGGGAAATACTAACGGGGTTCCAGAAGAAGTTGTAAAACAATATAATGCTCTCATAAAGCAGAAAACAGAAGCAGAAGAAAAGCTTAAACTATATGATGATAAAGGGTTAACCAAGGAGTATAACTCCATCGTAGACCAGCAAAAGAAAATCTCCGAACTATTAGACAAGCAAACAACCGAAAGGAAGCGCAAGGAACAAGATCTGGAGAATCAACTTACCCAGTATCGTATTGACGCTATGGCAGAAGGAGAAGCCAAGATTCGTGCACAGCGTGAATTGGACAACAAGAAGGAGATACAAGACTTAGAACGTCAGCGGGAAGATTATATCCGGACGGAGATCGAGCTTCAGCGAAAGGCTTTTGATGAACAGGAAAATTTGCGGGCGAAGCAGACTAAGAACTATAAGAAGAGAACGTTTGATGCATCTGCGGTGAAAGTAGATACGTCTGCTTTTGATAAAATTTTGAATAATACTATTCTACGACAAGATATTTATCCTTATCAGGAAGAAATGAAATACTGGAATGAATATCTTAAAGAATATGGTACATTTCAACAAAAAAAAGCTGCCATAAACGAAGAATATAACCTTAAAATCAGTGAAGCTACCACCAAGGGCGCTAAGAAGTCCTTGGAAAAAGAGAAGGAAAATAAACTGAAGGAAGTTAGCTTTGAAGAACTAAAATCATCTATCAATTTTGCAAACATATTCGGAAACCTTGATGCTCAGTCTACTGAGGCACTGGTTAAGATGCGTGATAACCTGAAAGAGGTTATAAATAAAGCAGCTAAAGATATAAAACCTACTGATCTTAAAGCGTTGCAAGATGCCTTCAAAGAAATTGATCTAAAAATAACAGTACGTAATCCCTTGGGAGAACTGAAAAATAGTGCAGATAATTATCGTAATGCTACATCTGCGGTAATCAAGGCTCAAGAGGATTTAAATACTGTTATTCAGGGAGGAGAGGTAATAACTAAAGTATATACCGATGAGAACGGGAAATTAACTACTAGATTACTGACTCTTACCCAAGCAGAAAACAACTTGGCCGCTGCTCAATCTGACAGACAAAAAGCTTTGTCAAAGTTAACTCAAGCAGCAAATTCTATCGGGCAAAAAGGCATGGAGGTTGTAAATGCAGGCAATGACGTTGTTGGAATGCTTGAAAACTTTGGGGTGAAGGTTCCAGAAGCCATAAGTAAGACTTTGGATGGTATCGGGCAAGTAATGAGTGGGCTGGAACGAATAGACTTAACCAAACCTTTTAGTGCTATCACAGGTGCAGTTAGCGTTTTGGCGGGCGTTGGGAATACTATTGCCGGATTATTCGGTTTTGGTGGTGCTGACTATTCTCGTTACAATGAAATGGTTGATGAGTATAACAAGTTAAATGAAATATGGGATGAGTTAATTGATAAGAAAAAAGAATACATAGATATGTCTTATGGTCCCGAAGCTGCTAAAGCGGGAGATGAAGCTATTGAAATAGCAAACAAAAGCATTGAGTCTTATAAAATATTAGGAAGAGAACGATTGCAATCTGGCGCATCTGCCGGTTCCCACTCTATTGGTGTTCGTATTCGCAATAGCATGAGTCAGGAATTATGGGATCAATGGGACGAGTTTGCTAAGTCAATCGGCAAAGATCCGGATTTTATAGGAGGAAGACTTTCCGGTCTCTTTAACTTGACGGCTGAACAGCTTGAAAAGTTAAAAGAGGAAGCTCCTGGATTTTGGTCTAAGTTGGATGGAGATGTTCAAAACTACCTCAATAAGATTATTGAAGGTGGAGAGAGAATAGAAGATATTCAGAAAGCCGTTCAAGAACAATTGACTCAGACGTCATTCGATAGTCTGTTTGACAACTTCATAGATACTCTCATGGACATGGATGCTTCATCCAAAGACTTTGCTGATAATTTTGGAGAGTATATGCGAAAGGCTGTATTCACTCAAATGTTCGCGAAGGGATATGAAGATGAATTAAGAAAATGGTATGAATCCTTTTCTGAGGCCATGGGCAAAGAGGGAGGTATCACCTCTTCTGATATTAAAGACTTAAGAGAAGGGTGGGATACTATTGTAAATGGTGCTCTTGAAGACAGAAAGGCATGGGAGCAGATCGTAGGCGGTGGCGGCACATCTACTTCCCAGGAATCTTCCAAGAAAGGCTTTGCTACAATGTCTCAGGATTCTGCTGACGAGTTGAACGGTCGCTTCACTGCTCTTCAGATTGCCGGTGAAGAAATCAAGAATCAAAACCAGCTTCAAACAATGTCCATCCTTGAACTTAAAGCAGGAATGTTGACTATTAGTGCAAACTCATCTGGTATAAAGGACATTGCTAGCGAGACAAGGGATTTGATACGGCTTTCTTACGAGGCTATAACAGACATTCGTGACAATACTAACGTCATGGTGAAGCCTATCCAGCAGATGGCGGCTGATATTGCAGAAGTCAAGCGAAATACTAATGGATTATCAAAAAAGTAATATTATGACAGGAGACCTACTAATCAATAACAAGGACGCCTATACGACGTGGGGAGTCAATATGGGAGACGGGTTCATAGAAGCTATTTACGCTCCACTTCCGATGAAAGATGTGATTGAAAACAAATCACGCCTGCAGGACGGGAAAAGGGTTATAATCGAAAACAGAAAGGTTGACGAACGGGACCTGACTCTTACCTTTACGCTAAAAGGAGTTTCCCCTTCTGACTATATTGCCAAATATAAGGCATTCTTAGACGAAATAACAAAGGGGGAATTTGCAGTCAAAGTTCCGGAACTAGGCGAAGAGGTATATCACTTATACTACCTCCGTTCTCAATCTTTCGGTTTCAATATCGCAAGGACGTTTTCAAAGATTTCGGTTAAGCTGAACGAGCCGAATCCAGCGAATAGGGAATAAAGTTACCACAATTGGCGAATTGTGGTTTATAGAGTTGCCGGATTTTATGTTTTGATGTTTCTATCAACGAACTTTGTGATATGGCAGAATTAGTAGACATCAAAGACATATCCGGCAACATCCGTCTTTCTACTCCTATCAACGAAGGTAGTAAAAGAAAGTTCCAGCTAATGAGTTCTGATTACATTACTCTCAAGTTCTCATTAGCTGAACCTGTCTACTTTCAGCTTGGGGATTACATTGATGACGAGAATATTGGTTTGTTTGAGCTTGTAGACTTATATAAACCTACTTACAATACTACTACCGGGGGATATGACTACGAATTAAAGCTTGATGCTTACTATTGGAAGTGGAAAAATAAGAGGTTCTTCTATACTCCTCAAAGTAGTGGAAGAGAAGCTAGCTGGAATTTGACCGATACACTAAAGGTTCACATGGATGTGTTCTTGAAAAATCTAGAAGTGTTAGGCTATCAGTATAAAGGGAAAGCATTTACATGCAAAATTGACGATTCTGTGGATGATTCATCCAAGCTGATTTCATATGATAACATGAACATGCTAGACGCTCTTTCTCAAATGTCTCAAACATTTGAATGCGAATGGTGGATAGAGAAAGATGTAATCCGTTTTGGTCGTTGCGAACATGGTGATCCGGTCGATTTTGAGATTGGTGTTAATGTTAGTGCAATGAATCGGAGTGACAGTCAGACTTCTTATGCAACTAGAATATATGCTTTCGGTTCTACGCGAAATATTCCACAGACGTATCGTAAAAAACTGGTATTCGATGTTAAGAAGGTAAATGGGCGTGATATTTCTGATACATCACGAGTGCTTAATATAGACTATTTTCCTACCGATGACCAGATAGGAGATAAGTTTAAGGCATCTGTGCGGACAAGTGGATATGTCAAAGCCGGGTTGAATGATCTGAATTATGAATCTTTATCAAACAATCCAGCCGGGGGAACTTATGCAATAAAGAGTGAAGGTGCTTCGTTTAATATAGGAACAATAGTCCCTCCAGCCGGTTCATCTGTGGAGAGGGAATATTTACCATCAGGAATATATAGCTGGAGATGGCAGCTTCGATATAAAATCAATGATGTAGAGAAGAGTTATGGTATTGGAGGAAACGTACGCACTATATATGACAATCAGGAAAAAGAACTGACAGATAAAGTTGTCCTAAATAAAGAGATAAATATTGAGCGTGGGGCTACTGATTTGAAGTTATATATTGTCTTCCAACTACCAGGTTCAATTTCTTCTTTAATGATGATACTTGCCGGTTCATCTGGGGATATTACTATTGAGAATGTAGCTAAGTCGGCAAATGCCTCTGTGACATTCACTACGGGACCCAATGAAGGTCAGACATTTGATGCGATATATAATCCCGATTTTCTGATAGGGGAAGCAGCAAATGTTTTGCGTCTTCCCGAAGGAATTAGTGTATCCGCCGGGAATATGTATACCATCAACAATATTATAAAAAGCCGAATCCCTATAAGCTATTTTTCGGATGATAAAGCGTTATTGACGGTTGAAGGAATTGTAACGAAGCACTTAATGATGCCGGAAAGTGTTCCATATATTGATGCTTATCCAAATATGTACACGGAGGAAGCTATTGAGCAGATAATTGTTTTTGACGATATTTATCCTAGCCGTATAGGGGGAATCGGAGATGTATATACGCATCCATATACTGATATTACAGAGAATCCGGATGGTAGCAAGACAGAGGAGAAATGGACTGCGTGGCGATTTAAGGATGCGGATTTGGGCTTTCATTTTTCTGAAAGTTATCGATTATCAGGGGAGGAATTACGCATAGTGTTTCAATCCGGTCCTTTGGCTGGCATGGACTTTGAGGTAATATTTAATCCCTACGACTCATCCTCTGACACATATCAGCCAGAACGCCTTGAAGATGGTACATGGAATCCAAGGGCACAAGTATATGAAGTAAAGCGCAATGATGATTATGGGCGTATGCTCCCAGATGACATATTGCATCCCACTAGCGGTGATACGTATATTCTATATGGGTACGATCCTCAATTCGTATCCGATAAGCTTATTCCTGATGCGGAGAAAGAAGTTGAAGAAAGGGCAAAGGAATATATCAACGAATTAAAGCAGGACCCTTCAACTTATGACAGTACGATGATGCCGGATTACATCTATGGTGTTGACCCGGACACCGGCATGTATGATCCTGCATTCGCGAAGAAGTTCTCTATTGGTCAAAAAGTAAACCTGATCAATAAAGCCTATTTTGAGGAAGGAAGGATATCGCGAATAATTGGCTATGAATATCCTTTGGATGTACCGTATGATTCTCTGGTGTATACTGTCGGGGAGACAGCTCCTTATTCCAAGTTGGGAGAACTGGAAAGTAAGATTGATTCTCTTACTTACCGTAAAGAAAGGATTAAGCAACAAATAATCAGTAGCGGTGGATCGTCTACTGGTACAGGCGAAGGAACCGCTAAGTTTACAAAAAACGTAGAAGTGACTGTGGATAAGGCGGGATATTTCAAGGCTGGTGATGTTATTCTGGAAGGCACTACAGTGGTGGATGCATTTATTAGAATGCTTTCTCAAAAATCAGTGGGAGAATTGAGAAGCAAGATCTCAACAGCAAATGATGTTGAGTTTGGTACAAGCAAAGGCTATATTACATATACTGCATCCCGGAATGGACAAGGACCAATGGAATCTGCATATTATGACGAAAATCCGAATAACAAGTTAAATTTCTCTGAAGAAGTTGGCGGCATTCAAACTGCGGTTAGGCAACTGGAGGGTACTTATAGTCAGAATGAAACATATAAAGCTACGGTCATCTATACTGCTAGTGAAGACGGCACATTGCCAAGACAAGAGATTAAAGACACAATCAGCGTAAATGTTAGACGCAAATGGTTTGCCGGCATATGTTCTTCCATTCCTAAGACTTCTGCTGAAGTACGTGCATTGGGATCAAGTGGACTATATAAGGGGGCGGGAACATATAAGTTTGATGTAAACGCATGGAAAATGATCGCAATTTGTCTGCCGGAAGGGACGTTAAGTGAGTTATCCGTCCCTACATCTCCCGGAAATATCATGGAAGATACAGGTATTGTTAGTGGCCCTACTACCATATCAGTAGAAGGAGCTAATGGAAGTACTGCAGCCAATTATAAAATGTGGATTATTCAGACAGAGACAATGAATGATAGTAACACGTTTACCTTTAAAACAGTGTAATTTATGGTTAAGATCAATGGAGTATCATTTGAAAAACAATATAGACGTACCACTTCAAGACCTATTGATAGTACGGATACATGGAAATCCAAAGAGGATGCGGAAAGCTATGCCCGTAATACAGATGCAGAGCCTTATGTTCCATATGATGGTCAGGTTATATCAATTGAAGGAGAAGAGGATATTTATATATTAGTTAAAGATGATACAATATCTACAGAAGATGGTAGAAAGCATTTTAAGCTTCATAAAATATCTACAGAGGAAGGAGCTGATGATAAGTATTTAAGTAAAGTCGATCCAGATTCTGCTAAAGGATTAATTACCTTCTTGGCTGGCATTGACGTAAAAATCAAAGCCGTTATCCAGAAACTAATCGCGGAAGACGCAACTTTCTCAAAGGAAATATCATCAAAAGACTATGTGCAGAATCTCATCGGCTGGATGATTACTCCCGATGGCCATATCGATGCGAAATCGCTCCATCTCCGAGACTTTCTTGAGGTTCCGGAGCTACGCTATAACCGCGTATCAATAACTTCGGGAGAAGATTGGCTTGCTCCCGGTGGTGGCATTATTGAATCCGTAAATGAATCTTCTCAGACTCTGACTTTGAAGCTGGAACCGGGAGAAGTTGCAAGCCTTGCGGTAGATGACATTTGCAAGGGTATATTCAACAACAGCACAGGATTCCAGACTTCTTATTTCCGCATAACTCAAAAGATAAGCAATTCGGAGTTTAAATATACTCTCAGGAGTGGCTACTCATATCATCCTCAGAAGGCTATGCATTTTGTGGCATATGGCAATTTCACGAATGCGGAACGCCAGAAATCTGCTTATTCTACAAAGGACTATAAACGCTATCTCGCAGGAGTAAATAACTGGGAGATTACCTCTTCTATGGTTATGATGCAGCTAGGGGACCTGTCTAATCTGGTCATCTCAGGATTGGATTTGTCCGGATACAGCGCATACCTTCGCAATGTATATATGACCGGTACGATTAAACAGCTTTCGCAGGATGGTACTACAGAAGTCCTTGTCCCCGCATTTAAGGGGGAATGGAAAGCGGGAAAGTATTGGTATTACGATGAAGTTACCCATAACGGCAGCACATGGATATGTATTGAACCTAGTACTACGCAGGAACCGTCTGACTCTTCTACGGATTGGCTGAAAGAAGTATCTAAGGGAGACCCGGGTACTCCGGGAAAAGATGGAATTCCGGGAAAGGATGGTGCGGACGGTCGTACTTCATATTTTCACGTTAAGTATTCTCCTGTACAAAATCCTACTTCGTCTCAAATGAAGGATACTCCTGATGTATATATTGGAACGTATGTAGATTTTGTACAAGCAAATAGTACTGATCCATCTAAATATACGTGGGCTAGATTTCAGGGAATTCAGGGAGAAAATGGAACTCAGGGTATTCCTGGAGTAAATGGCGAAGATGGTCGTACCAGCTATTTGCATATAAAATACTCTAATGATGGAAAAACATTTACTGCAAATAATGGTGAGACTCCTGGTGCATGGATAGGTCAATATGTTGACTTTGTTCAGTCGGATAGTAGTGTTTTTTCTGACTATAAATGGCAAAAGATTAAAGGCGAAGATGGAGCAGATGGTAAAGATGGTGTAGGGGTACAAGATGTGGATGTGCTTTACTATCTTTCGACTTCCTCTAGCACTTTAACAGGTGGTTCATGGTCAACTACCGCTCCGGCATGGGTAAATGGGAAATACATGTGGAGTAAAACGAGAGTGATTTATACTGATGGTTCGACAACGGAAACAGATCCTGCTTGTATTACCGGTTCAAAGGGGGCTAATGGAACCAATGGAAGTAACGGAGAAGATGGAAGGGGGGTAACTAGTATCGTTGAACAATACTATCTCTCGACTTCCTCTAGTTCTTTGGTTGGCGGATCGTGGTCGACTACTGCTCCGGCATGGGTAAACGGAAAGTATATATGGGCCAGATCAGTTATCACCTATACAGATAGTTCATCGACTACTACGGATGCTATTTGCGTCACAGGAGCAAAGGGAGAAACGGGTATAGGAGTAAAGAGTTACAGAGAACAATATTACCTGTCTACGTCCTATAGTACGCCGGCAGGCGGATCATGGTCGTATAATGTACCAAGCTGGACAGATGGTAAATTCATGTGGACGCGAACTGTTGTCACTTATACCGATAATACAACTTGGACGAGTGATCCGGTCTGTGTGACAGGGAGTGCCGGACCTTCCGGTAAGGGGGTAAAATCTTTTGAGGTTCTGTATTATCTCTCAACTTCTTCCAGCACCTTAACCGGTGGGTCGTGGTCTACGACTGCTCCTAAGTGGGAGGATGGTAAATACATATGGACTAAAACTAAGGTTACTTATACTGACAATACGACATATGAAAGCAGTCCGGCTTGCTTGACGGGCGGACAAGGAAAGACCGGCCTTCCGGGAGCTATGCTTCGTCCTCGTGGCGAATGGAAGCCAAATACTGAATATTACCATAATGATGCGTTTGTCGATACTGTCATCTATAATGGTAATAACAAACTCTGTAAGGTAACTCATACATCTACTTCTACGTTTGATTCTACTAAATGGGATGAATTCAATGAATTTATTAATGTTGCGACAAACGTATTGCTAGCCCAGAATGCGACTATAGATGTGCTTGGCACTTCCGGAATATTTGTTGGCAACCTTGAAAAGACGCAGGGATGGATGATAACTGAAGGTGCTATAAAACACAATCAGACAGGTTTTGAATTAACTGCTGAGGGTGGAATAAACACAGCTAACGGAAAGCTGGTGTTGACTTCGAATAGTACCGTAATCCGTACCAATACCGGTAAAGATATCGCTTTATTTAAAGAAGTGGACGGTGTACCTATGATTGATGCAAAAAATATCAATACTGAAAACTTAGTGGTAACATCTGGGGCCATTCTAGGAGGATGGGAGATAAAGGATAATAATATAGTGTCTAGAGATATAGCTGATGCAAAGATTCTTTTAGAGGTTAGCGGTACTCGTTTTTTGCGTATTAATGAGTATGGGGGAGTTTCTTCTCAAGGGGCATATCCTTTTTTGTCTATACGTAATGATAATCAGGACTGCATTAACCTAAGCACGTATGGTAAAGGAGGAATTGCGTTAAGAATTATTGCTAACACTTCTGGTGGTGGGGCTATAGAGAGTTACGGATCACACAAATTCGGCCAGCGTCAGTATGAGAAATGGAATGCTCCCGGAGTGTTGTGGGCCGCCCGTATTACGGCGGCAGGTGGTATATCAAACAGATGGGGGGACGGATGTTATGTATCGAGTGTCAACAGGACGGATATAGGCAACTATGTCTTTTGGCATGATTTAAATCATACTGACTATTTTATAATAGCTACAGGCGTGAATGAGAATTGGACTCTTTGCATAATATCTGATAAGCAGGCTAGTACTTTTACAGTAAAGACATTTCATAAAGACCAAGGATGGATCAATAGTGCATTTGAGGTCGCAGTTATAGGAAGAAATAAAATATAAATATTATGAAAATAGACTTTAGAACAATCGAAGTAGAGGATATCGAAGGGAATAAGAGTACCGTCGATTACAGCAAAGTTTTTGGCAATGCAATATTTCAAAAGACAGGTGATATTGGTGAGTTAGAAATAGCAAGAAAAATCTATCTTAATGGCGTGGTCGATTTAACTCCAGAACAAGCGGAATCTTTAAAGAAATATGCAGAGCTTTTTGTTCGGGCTATTGATCGTTTGTCAGTTATTAATGCTCTGTCAGCATGCGAGTAAAAGGAACGATAATCAAAGCAGTTATCTCCATCGACCTTCCTTCTGGATTGATGATGGACGATATAGACTTCTCATGCCGCTTCTTTGTCTATTGCTGTTCGAATGCGTCACAGATAATAAAGAAGTCTGAGATGATCCGCGTCAATGAGAATAGCTACACCTGCTACATAGACACAAAGATAATCGGTACGGGTGAAATATGGCTGGAGACTACGGCTTATCTCCCTGACTCTGATTACGAAAGCGGTACAAGAGTAGAGATCGACAAGATAAATACTGGCATAAAGACGGTGTGACATGGGATGCATATCTGTACATATAGAGGCGATTAAGGGCATTGGAAATGTATCGGTCAAGGCTGATGAGATGAAGGTTTTCGCTTCGGCAACGGGCATGAAGGTGTCGATAGGAGTTGTCTGTGATGTTGGTAAGCAGGCTTATTTAAAGGTGACCCCTGAATATATATGGCTGATGCCTTCGAATAACTTTGAGGATAACGTCGATGTGTTGTCCAATGTGGTATGGCAGGCTGTGCAGGAAGAATGATATAGTTAATTGAATTGTTTTATTTAAATATTGTTGTATTATGGCAAAACCTAGTTGGTTAAAATTAAATCCGTCTACCGGATCAGGTAACGGAACTATTGCGAATAGCGCGGACGCTCATACTGGGCGTACAGCTCGTACTGGTACAGTAACGGTTACCGGTGTTGGTGTTTCCACTCCTTCAACTTATAAGGTGACTCAATCTCCGAAATCTGAGTTTGCTTCTTTTGATAACGGTTCGGAAATGTCTGCTCCCAAGACAGCGGGTACTGTGACCGTAGAGGGTAAAACAAACTCTTCGAAATTGACGTTTGCATGGGCGGGGAGTGTAGTTGATGTTACCTTGCCTGCAAAGTATAATGCCAATGGAACGCAGACTAACAATGCGGCTACTATTTCTGGTGATCCGGGAGCTACCGCAGAGTTTCCCTTTTCTATTGAATTGGAATTTCCTAAAAATGATACTATCGAAGAGGTCGTTAGAACCTTAAAGGTGACGGCCAATGGCGGACAAGCTGCTCAGATTGCTATCAAACAGGCTGCCGGTGATGCTACATTATCTGTTTCTCCGACGGAAATTACTATTCCTCAGAGTGGATCTGCTGTATCCGTTAATGTTACGTCTAACACTTCTTGGACTGCTGCGTAATGAGCATACAGATTCCTTGGAAAGAAGGAGAAGGCAACATCGTTATCACTCCCGGTTCCAATGGGACCGCAAGCGCATCAAGCGATGTTGTCAATGAAGGACTCGACAGGGAGCAGACTGTTGTGTTTAGGACAACTAATAGTGGAGTACAGGCATCTGTCTCCACTACCATCTCGCAAATAGGAAAGAGGCAGGCGTTTGCTGTTGCTGAAGGTCGTTTCTTACTGTCGGATGGAAGTACGTTTAATGTGATTAAAAAAGAGTTTGCATGAGTGATTATAATAGCGGATTTACAGGGGATAGAGTTGTAGAATTGCTAAACATGATTCCCAATTTGGCAAAGGCAGATTTGTCTAATGCTATGACTGTATCGTTAGGTAAGAATGGATATGCTAAGTTTAACAATGGGTTCTTAATTCAGTGGGGATACATATCAAGTTCCAGTAATAATACTTATGTATATTTGCCGCTATCATTTTATAATGCCAATTATGCTCCTGTGATTACCTACTATGAACCGGGTAACGGTATGAATGTTGTTGCCGGCCTTGTAATATCGACGGGTACAAGCAGCTTCAGAGTTCGTAGTAGATATACCGTTGGGGATAGTAATGGTACTGGCGCGGGAACTAATCCTTTTTATTGGATAGCCGTTGGGAGTTGGAAATAAATAATATTATGGCAAAATATTGGAAACAAGGATTCTACGATGAGCTGCAAGAAGGCTCAGTAGAGATAACGGAGGAGTATTGGCAGGAGCTGCTGAACGGTCAGTCATCCGGAAAGGAAATAAAGGAGAGCGAAAGCGGCTATCCCGTATTGGTTGATCATGAGTATACCCTTGATGAACTAAAAGAGAAGAAGATAGCGGACATTAATGCTTATGACAAGTCAGACGCAGTAAACTCTTTCACCCTTGCCGGCAAAGATATGTGGTTAAACAAAGAGGACCGCGTAGGTCTTGTTAACTCAATCAATATTGAGAAGCAGGCCGGAAGACTGGATACGGTTTTATGGTTTGATGCGGTAAAGTATACGATACCTATATCAAGCGCTCTCCTTATGCTTAACTCGTTAGAGCTGTATGCTCTTGATTGCTACAATGTAACTCAGCAGCATATCGCGGCAGTTCGAGGATTGCAGACTAAAGAGGAGGTCGAATCTTACAACTACAAGACCGGTTATCCGAATAAACTAGAGTTTTCATTATAAACAGATAAAACTATGATTTTGACACTACTATCATTATTGGTTTTTGCATCTTATGTTGGTGTGATGATTTACAAGACAAAGGGTATCCCTTATTCTATTTCCGATACCTATTACATTTTGAGTAACAGGTATTGGTTCGGTATATGCATGATTCTTCCGTCTTTGCTTTTGCTTCCGGCCGCACTGGATGCAAGTACAGAAAACTGTCAGTTCCTGATCTTTCTTTCTGTAGTCGGAATGATTGTGTTGGGAGTATCCCCGAATTTTAGAGGAGCGCACAAGAAAGCTCATATAACCGGCGCAGTGATGTCGCTTGTATTCTCCCAGATATGGGTAGGATGCAATTCGTGGTACTGGTTGCTGCTTTGGGCTGCATTTCTGATCTACGCGATAACGTTTGTTGTAAAGAACTGGTCTGGTAATCTTATATGGGACCTGACGGCATGCAAGTCGATGTTCTGGATTGAGTTAATTTCATTGCTAACCGTTTACTTGACCTGTTTGCTATGAAGGAAGCTATAGTACATACAACTACGGGCGGATTCGCAGCAATCGCAAGCGCTTTCGTCATTGAGTCTCTTCAGAACATGATTCCCTGGCTAATCGTATCATGTGCGGTAATATTATGTGACCTTGCATTTGGAGTAAGGAAAAGCATGTTGATGGGTGAGAAAGTACGTTTTTCTCGTGCGATTCGTGCGACTATGGGAAAGATGGTTACCTATTTCGCATTTGTATGTATGGTATGCATGATTAGCGTGGCAAGTCATAATGAATACTCTATCGACGTGTATTCCTGCTTGTTGGTATGCTTCATCGAAGGGTGTTCGATTGTCGGAAATATATTGAAACCAAAGGGGATCAATATAAATGTAATTGGAGCTTTGGGAGTCTTTGGAAAGAAGGTGTTCAAGGTTGACAAAGAAGATGTGAGAGACATAATTCAAGAAGAAAATCATGAATTGGATCAAAGAAAGTAATCGTCCTAAGCACCTGCTTTATGCTATCCCGGCAGGTGCATTGCTTACCATCTTGTTTGTCGCAGGACTGGCGGCCGGCATGGAATTCAAGGACAGAGCTTGGGGTGGCAAATGGGACTGGCTGGATATTACTGCAACGTTGATTGGAGGAACTATCGGTCAGGCTATTCAGATATTAATATTGATTTTAATTTTATAGGAGGAAAAGTATATGAAAAGAGAAGATATAGACTCAATCATCATTCACTGCTCGGCAACACGTGCCGGACAAGACTTGCGAGCTAAGGATATTGACCGGATGCACCGGGCGCGTGGCTTTAATCAAATTGGCTATAACTTTGTAATTGATTTAGATGGTACCGTAGAAAACGGTCGGTCATTATCTATTGACGGAGCACATTGTAACACGAAAGGGTTTTCCGGTATTAGTTATAATAAACATAGTATCGGTATCTGCTACATCGGTGGTCTGGACGCGAGTGGAAGACCGGCCGATACCCGTACTGTCGAGCAAAAAACAGCATTGCGCGAATTGATAGCGAAGTTCTGTAAAGAGTATCCTATCATCGAGCTGCTTGGTCACCGGGATACATCACCTGATCTAGATGATAGTGGAGAGGTAGAATCGGTTGAATATATCAAGGCGTGTCCTTGTTTTGATGTGCGGGCAGAGTACCCGAATTTCTTACGAAATACAGTGATAACAGCAAAAAAATAGGAGGAACAATCATGAAATCAACAGTTATAACCTTCACAAAGGGTGAGAAGAATTATGTAAGCGATGCCGTTCAGGTAAATTCTGCGGAAGTAGGCTTGCAGATTGCATTTGAAAAAGGCGGTAAGCTTTGGGTGTATATAAGCTATGACGGAGAAAACTTCTCTTTTGTAGAGAGTAGAAATTACGATAATAAATTCGCTCGTCCGATCGTCGGCCTTATCCCTGGACAGTATCTCAAAATCGAATGTGAAACAGAACCGGTAAAGGCTTCTATCTTTGAATCGGAAGAATAATGGACGCAATAGGATTAAATCCAATTAAGCTTGATGCGATAGGGCTTGATCCTGTTCGCATGAATGCGATACGTCTGGGAGTTCCGGGAGCTTCTTCCGGTTCCGGCCGTCCCTACATCGACCCCGAACTACTCAGCCATGTCAAGATGGCCATCTCCACCTGGGGCAAGTCCAACGACGACCCCGACCGGGCTGTTTTGAAGGACTTGTCCGGCAACGGGAACGACATGCGCCTGCTTAACTTCGGATTTGCGGGGAATAGTGGGTATGGGCTGTATGGAACTGATTTTACTACTTATCAAACTGTTCCTGCCTCTGTAGAAGTTGTTAGAACACATAATAAACTATCTGCTACAAATCATGGCATTATAGGTCATATGATTATCTATAAAACCATTGAAGATTCTTCTAGTTATCCGGATACTCCTGCTTTTAAAATAAAAGTTACTAATTTAACTAGCGAATTAAGATACTTTTATGTTAGTGAGACCAATACGGCTATCAGAACTTCAATTGCTATTACTTCTGATGGAGTGTATGATTTGCCTGAATCTAAGAATACATTATTTAATGGCACAGAACCTATTAATATTGGATTCTCAACATCCGCCGGCGGTTCTGTTACTATCGAGCAACTCCCCGACTTCGAAGGCTGGCTATGTACAGACGGAGTAGACGACATAATCGAGTCCGTCAAGCCCGTCTCTGAGATGTTGGAGGGTAGCAATGAGATTACGGTGGTGAGTATTATTCATCAGATATCCTTACGTGGCATCTCAGATATTCCATTAACTAATTATATCAGAGAATCTAATATTGGATATGTAAGAAATGAGCTTAGAGTTTCTCTTAATAAAACAGGAATATACGGTTATACATGCTTTAATATTCAAAGTCCTATTTCTAGCAATTCCTCAGTAATAAACAATATATTAGGAGATAAAGAAGATTATAGATTAGGTACGTATGGGAAGATATCAAACGCAAAGCTTAGTGTGCAAGGATTTATAGATAGTAGTGGTGCAATTATAGATACATCTCAAGTCGCCTACGCAGGTGGCTTTATCGCCAACAAAGTCCTAACCACCGACGAAATTAACCAAATTATCGCCTACTTCAACTTGGATCGTCCGGGACAGATCATTAAGCCTCAGTTATACTGCAATGTCAAGAAGCAGGGTATCACTAACGACAACCACGCTGAGTTTAACGATCAGTTGATTGACTTTGTAGGTGGTCACAACATCCAGTTGAATAACGTTGCTTGGGAAGGAGAAAGTGGAATAATTGATGGTGCGTTATATCTTGACGGTATCTCCGACTTCGGCAAGGCTACCGGATTGCCTGTTTTGAAGGACTATACAGTAGCGGCTCTTCGTAAATGGTTATCTCCAAAAGGAGACGGAGGTGGACTTATCTCTAAATCTAAAATTAGTAATGATGGAGCTTTTATTATCGAACAATCAGTCTTTAATGTGACTTCCGGAATACATACTTACTCATTCGGACTTAATAATACAGGTCTCTCTAATCCCGATCTATTTAATAAAAACTATGTTTATCAAACTAGATATAGTTATAATGGTAATTCCATACAGGCAGGTACAGGCGTTGACAGTAATTCTATGTGGTTAGGAACACTGAGAGACAAAGATACTAGATTTGCTAAATTAGCATTATGGTCTCTCATGCTCTTCCCCTACAGCCTCTCCGAATTCTTGTTGGAAAGACAACTGAGAAAATACAAGGCAGGCACTCTGTATCCGGATATGATTGAGTTTAGACCGATTGTAAAGAGTAACATCCCTTACTCTTCAATCTCCTACTCAGTTAATCCGGGAGAATACATTGCCGAAGGTAGTACAGTAACTATCACTATAACCTTGTCAAACGCTTCTGATAAACTAATAGGCGTATCATCTAACGCCATCAGCGACATATCCATCTCTGGGGATAATGGTGTCTACGAGATAACCGGAAAGGTCACCAAGTCTCCTCAGAAGATCAACATAGTTATCTCCAGCTACTTGACAATGTTGGAAAACGATACTTTAATTTCAAACGAAACATTAATTAAAAACGAATAATATGGAAAAGATATTTGATATAGCAAAGGACTCCGAGCAAAAGTGGGGAGTTATTGCGCAAGGGATAGATGGGAATTTTGAGGAGTTAAGCCTCAAAGTGGACGGAACGCGGAGGATTACTGGTAAGGATTTCTATAATGGAGTGTATGAGTATGGAACCGGTATCAAGGATAGCAGGTATAATGTTGTATGTGGTCCATTGAAAATCTCTGTAGGAGAAAAAATAAACATTGTACCTTCTGGCACAACAAAAATGGGAGCAAGAATATTCGACAGCGAGAATCTCGCCAATGCGACTACGTTGAAGAATACAATTGATATATTATCAGAATATGAATATATCTCAGAATTTGACGGATATATTCTTTTTAGCGCAAACGACACAAGAGGTGTTGTTATTTCTGCTGAAACATGCACAGTTTCAATTTTGCTTGTCAACAATTTAACAGATAAGACAAACGACAAGATTGAAAAGTTAGAAGAAGAAGTTTCAAAATTAGATGTTAATATATGTTGCTCTCCATTTTCTCACGTGAATACGACGATAGTAAACGATTGCCAGCATAGCGATTCGTATGAATTGTCAAACGGAGAAATTGACGCAACAAACAAACTGCTTTGGAATCATTCGTTGCATATAAACAACGGAAATGTTGTGTTTAAGATAAATCCTATTAACCTTGTTGACAATGTTTTATCGTTAAAGATGATGATAAATAGCATTGCATCAAGCGAAAAAAGCGTAGAGGTTAAGATATATAACAACACAGAACCAAACAATTACTATGTCTATGAATTAATGCGGGCAAACGTCAACACTGTATATGGCACATGGCGTGAATACACAATACCATCACTTGCGTATTGGTATAAAAATGGAAATTCTGTCAATCTAGAGAGTATCGACAGAATATCTATCAGTGGAGTTAATTGCGATTTTAATGTACAGTATGTAGGAATTAAGTCAAATAGACTGAAAAAAGGTATTGTGACATTTACATTTGACGACGGCTATAAGTCACAAGCTCTTGCTATGAAGGCTCTCGCAGAAAGAGGATTGAGCGGAACTATCTTTGCAATAAAGGATACTTTTAGCTATGGCGATGATAGTGAATTCCTCAACTTAAATGGATTTAGAGAAGTTGTTGATAAATATAACGCTGATATAGAGTGTCACGGAGCATCATCATTTGATGATATGTCAGATGATAATGAATTGGCTACGTATATGCAGCAAACGAAACAAATACTTATTGATAACGGACTTGGAAAGGGAGACTATATGGCATATCCAAATGGATTCCACTCTGATCGAGTTGTCAACATTGCGAAAAGATTCTTTAAGGCATGCCGAACAATTCAGAATTATATACCGATGGAAACCTATCCCCCGTATGATTTGTATCGAATAAGAGCGTACAGTAATATCACGTCATCAAGTACAGACAAGATTAAACAGCTTATTGACAGGGCTGTATCTTCTGGGGCATGGCTTATTTTGGTATATCATAAAATTGAAGATGGAGAAACGGGGATGTATTGCAGCCTTGAGTCATTAGAGGAAGTAATTGACTATGCTGTCAATTCGGGTATTAGGATTATGAACTTTAAGGATGTCTTTGAATCTGGAGTCGTTATTTAACGTAAGTCAACTACTTAAGATAACTCAATATTAACTGACTTGTTATAAAAAGCAATTATGAAATACATTGTATTCCCAACAATTGACTTGCAAGAGGTTCCTCGAGAGGAAATAGACAAGCGTAATCTTGTTCCTCGCAAGAGTGTAAATGAAAGTAAGACCTTGATGAAATGCCAGCATTACGCTGAGTTATTTCCTCACAAAATGATTAAAACTATTGCTGACGATGGATCGGAAGAGCTATCTTTCCCTTATCCTACCTACGAAGGCGAAGAGTTGAATACTTTATTGTCCGGTCCGGAGTGGTCATCAAGTGAAAGTATCATATGAAATCTCTCCCTTGGATATTAGTCTGCCTGCTTGTATGCGTGGTCGTGTGGATGCGTTGTAATCCGCACGATCCATCAACGGTGTACATTAAGGGAGATACTGTACGTATCCGGGATACGATAAGAGACACCATTCCCATACCGGTAAAGGAAACTCTGAAGCGTACCGATACGGTGTATTTGCCGATTATAGTAGATACCACTACCGACAGAACCGTAGAAGGCGATTCGGTTCCGGTACTTATACCGATAACAAGCAAGGAGTATAAGACTGATGATTACCGGGCAGTGGTTAGCGGTTATAAGCCCAGCCTTGACTTTATGGAAGTCTACAGGGAAAAGGAAATCATTACTCTTAAACCGAAGCAAAAACGCTGGGGCTTTGGTCTGCAAGTAGGATACGGTTATCCAAGTGGATTGTATGTCGGTGGTGGAGTTAGTTATAACTTATTTATGTGGTAATACCGGCACTATCTTCACAGACCGTTTCCGGTATGAAAAGTTTAAGCTTTATTGATATAACAATTGACTGCGGAAAATGTTTAAGAAAGGAGGACAAAATGAGACATTAATTGATCCTGAATAATCAATTCGAGGAACATCTCGGAATGATTATTAAGCACTAAGTTACCGGTAAAGTAGAAGGCCGGTTATCATAACAAATGTAGCTCTTTCGGGGGATAGAGTAAAAAGAACCCCCGACACTAAAGTTGACGCCAATCAAACTTTTAAACATACAAAAGCATGCATAGATAGTGCCAGGGGTATAATGTCCTTAACATTTCTATACATGCTTTTGTTCTTTCAATAACCGTAAGTTTGATTGGCAAAGGCAAAAGTACAATAAAAAATTAAATTACTATGTGTAAGTCAGAGATTTTTGCCGAGATTCTAAATGTTGTTGGAAAAGAAACTGAAGTTTCTACTGAATTGATCCTTTCATCAAGTAAAGTTACTGAAGTTGTTGACGCCCGTTCTATTGTAGTATTCTTCCTCGCTGAATACGGGCTATACCCTGAACAAATAGCGACTTTGCTTCACAAGACATCCGCTAGTATCCGCTACCTTATATCTACTTTTGAAAGCCGTAAACTGGCAAACAAAATGATTGCAATATATCTGCAAAATATTCGCAAATCGCTTGAAAATGAGCTCTGATTTACGCAGTTTCTATTATATACTTTTGTGATGCGGTTGATATTGACCGTGTTATAATTGTATATTAATATGAGTGAAACAAAGACTTACGTTTTCCCGGAATCAGGCGGGAGCGGTGGCGGTAATGGAATGATGGCTATGCTTGCTCCATTATTGCAACAGAAAGGTATTGATCCCAACTTGTTGGTTGCTATGCAAGGAAAGAACAACAACGGATTTGGTGGTGATGGCTCTTCTTTCCTTTGGATAATCTTCCTGTTCTTCCTGTTCCCATTGTTTGGACGCAATGGCTGGGGAAACAATGGAGATGGCGGTAACGGTGGTGGATTTGCCGGAGCCGGTATCCCTAACTTAATTAACAACGATGCAGGAAGGGAGTTACTTATGAGTGCAATTCAGGGGAACGGACAGGCAATCAACAATCTGGCTACTAATTTGAACTGTTCAATCGGTCAGGTTCAGAATGCTATCAATGGGGTGATGTCACAGGTGCAACAGGTAGGAAATCAGGTTGGTCAAAGCTCAATGCAGATTATCAATGCTATCCAGCAGGGTAACTGTCAGATCGCTCAACAGATTGCTTCATGTTGCTGCGAAAACCGTTTGGCGATCTGTCAGCAAACGAACACATTGCAAAATGCCATTAACGGTGTTGCGACTGGTCAGGAAAGAGGCTTTGCTTCTGTTGCATATGAAACTCAACGTCAGACTTGTGATCTGCAAAATTCCATCAAGGATAGCACCCAGCAGATTCTTGCCGGCCAGCGTGCGGCTGAAATGCGTGAAATGCAGAACAAGATTGATAAACTTCGTGAGGAGAATAGCACATTTAAGAGTTCTGCTATGACCTCTCAGATTGTCGGACAGGCAACGGCTCCTCTTGGTGCAGCTTTAAATGATTTGAGTACTCGTCTTGCAAAAATCGAATGTAACCAGCCGGAAGTAGCGAAGGTGCCTTATAGTCCGGTTGTAGGGATTCCTTCTTGCGTTGCAGCTCAGTATGGTCTTTACAATGGTATTGGGGCATGGGGCAATTTTAATGGTTGGGGATAAAAGGAAGGAGGCATTATATGGCATTCATTAGTCCTTTTATCATGGCAAATAAGAATGGTATTCCCAGATTGGAAAGTACAGGTGTTACCGTAGGTACTACCAACGTACGTTTCTCTTTCCGGAATCATCCGTTCCTTTCTGCTCCATTTAGCGGATTGATTCTGTTCCGTTTGGCACAGCCGATCCCTTCCGGTACTACCGGTACATTGCCGGTAGTGTTTGATACCAACGGTGCTACTCAAGCACTGACTACGATCGCCGGCGCAGATGTTACTGCTTCGGATATTACCGGTACCGGAATTTATCTGTGCTACTACGAATCAGGTAGCAACACATTGCAAATTCTTACCGGAGTAGTTTAAAATAATGGGCGGGAGTAATCCCGCTCTTTAAAGAGTTAATAAATTATGCCTTTTCAGAATCTAAGAGTAAACAGCGAGTTTTTTATCCTACACAAGGATAACACTCCATACATAGAAGTTGGCTCCGTCTCCGGAGTTTCTACACCGGTTGCTGAGTTTATGCAGCAGCCTCTCCCTTATGGACAGCCTCCTAGAATGGTGGTTGATGTGACCATCAAGGTTGGTGAGCAAACTGTTACATTTCAGAAAATACCTGCAATGTCTGACATTGCTGATGCAAACTTTCCCGGAGGTGGGAATATGGTAATATCCGGCTCAAGGGAATCGATGAATGCAGAAGTTGCCGCCATGCGCAACCGCTCCTCGGAGATATTGGGCAGTGTCGATCATCATCGTTCCGTCATGGAGTCATGCGACAAGATGCTTCAGGTACTTAATCCGGAATTTGCAGAACGCCAGCGTCAGGAAGCGGAAAATAAAGCGCTTCGGCAAGAACTTAGCGAATTGAAGGCTATGATGGCTGATTTCTTCAAGTCTTCTGAAAAGGCATCTGGTAGTAACAATTCTAAAAAACAATAGTATGATGATGATTGAGATTTCCGAGAGCAAGGTCGAGAAAATGTCCGACTACGCTGAAAAGATGCTTAAATACGGTGGTAAGCTGATGCAATGCATCGAAGAATTATCCGGTGGTGAAAGCATGGGAAGACGTGAACGTTATTATGACGATGACGACGACCGTTATGACGAGATGGGCGAACGTGGTGATTATGGTGGTGGTTCCGGTCGTGGCGGCTATGGCGAGAGACGTGGCGTACGTGGTACAGGACGCTATTCCCGTTACCGTTAATGTTTAATTAGGGAGTGGATTGATTCTACTCCCTATAACTTTATTAAATCATGAGAAGAGAACCTTTGGATATAAGAGATAAGAGGCCAGAAGAAATGGAAGCGTACTTGTCTAACTTCGGTTGGCATTTCAATAAGAAAATGTGCGAGTTTGCAGTGTCGCTCATGAAAAAGCTTAATCCTTCTACCGGTAAAAAAGAGCGGATTGAACCGATATCGAAAGAAAAAGTAGATGAGTTGCTTACCCGCTATGGCATAAAGCTTGAAAATAATGCGCTATATGATTATGTGTATGTAGCCAACATGGGTAAGGCGGATTATCTGAAGTCATCTATTCCCGATGAAGCGCATTTGGCTCTTTATATAAAGGATACAATTGATGATCCTGATGCTCCCGACGGAACAACGATGAGAAGATGGTATGCGACAATGATTGCTGCCGGAGAACCTATTGAGTGGGACGAAATGCTTTGATGAATGATACGACAACGGTTTGCATTACCCAAGTATGGATGGAACTGCATGGTATATTATGCAGTAGATACATATTATACAGAGGAAATACTCGATAATATGCATTCCATCGGCTGCGACGGTGATATGCTTCGTACTGCGTATGAGAATATTAGCTCCGGCAATTTGAATACCGGAGTTACTTACTCCAACTTCGGCACCCGGGAAACAGTAATGGTCATTGCCCTTACTTCGTCCCCAAAGGAATTTGCCAAGTCCTGGCGGCATGAATGTGGGCACATGGCTACTCATATTTGCCAGGCATTCGGTATAGACCCTTACGGGGAGGAAATTCAGTATATCGGAGATGATATCATCGAAAAGACATGGGAATACGCGAAGTCATTACTGTGTGAGTGTAATTGCTGTAAAAACAAGGTCAAACATTTAATACATTAATTCCATGAAAAAGAAGCAAGTGCAAAAAGCATTAAAGAGTGATACTCCCATTAATAGTATGTATTCTCTTATCCCTAACAACAAGATGCAGGCTTTCAAAAAGTTTGCCGCCCAATTTGGATTTACTGAAGAACGAATAAAAACAGTGCTCGAAAATGAGAAACGTTAAGCTGGACATATTGCTTGATCAAGCCGACGACCGGTATCATTCAGATTTCTGCCGTCTTCTTCTGGTAATGCTATGGAACGCCTAGAAAGGTGGTTGTATTGGCTGATTCCCTTTGTGATTATTGCAAGGGTTGTATCTCTGTGTTTGTCCCTGGTTATGTAACCGGGGATTTTTTATTCTACTTATAAAGGAGCCTAAGTGTAAATAAGAGTAAGATAATGAACTTTTTTCATCTTTTTTCTGTTATAAATTAAAATATTGGTATTATATTTGCAACCAAAATTCGGTTTTATATGAAATTCAAGTTTAAAATAACGGATGATACCACTATTGAGGATGCGGAAAAAGAACTAGAAAATCTTTATAGTGCTCCTGTAGTGGATCTTCCTTTTAATCATGTGGTTAAGATTGCAGAATTTCTTGGAGCAAAATTACAAGATAGTCCACGTGGTTCTATGGAAAGATTTTACCATCCTTTAGCTCCAACACCTGGCAAATATTTTGGAGTACACGTTGTTCATAAAGGTGGCAATGAAGTCCTAATAAAGAGGACTAATTTTAAACAGTATCTTTATCCGATATTAATTGAAATAATAAGGATAAAGAAAAAGCAATAACTCACTAACCCAATACAATTATGTCACGTAAAGATTTACAGTACTACAAATCATTGGAGTACAATGTTATTATTAAAAAAGAAGAACTTGATGGCGAAAAGTGGTATGTTGCATACTGCAATGAGCTTGGCCTAAATGCTTGTCATGGGATAGGAGAAGATAAAGTATCTGCTTTAAATAGTTTTATTGAGGAAAAAGATGCTTTTATAGAAATGTTGTATGAAAAAGGAGAACCTATCCCTGAAGTTGTAAATGATGAGCAAAACTCAAGTGGTACATTTTCAGTTAGAACATCCTCATGGGTTCATTCTTCGTTGATACAACAAGCTAAAATGAATGGTGTTTCCCTTAATTCTTATGTTAATCAATTGTTAGCATACGGAATTGGGCAACATGATGTTTCATTGAAATGTGAAAGAAAAATAGATGAGATTGATGAAAAGATTACTGCCCAAAATGATATGATTTTAAGGAACCTTAATTCAATTAATTACAAAACAAATAGCTTGTTTTGTAATGCTACTCAATCTCGTTTTTATGAACATACCGAATTTAAATCAGTTGTATAAATATGAAAAATAAGATTACCCCAGAAGAATATTCTTCAATATTAACTTCTATAAAATTAGATAATATATTTCTTTCGGATGGGAATGTTAAGGTGTTTGAGTGTGTATCAGAAGGAGGCTCTATCAATTTAAATTTTAAAGATAAATACTCGTTTTCTGAATCCGAAAGTAATGCTTGTTTTATAGCTTCCTTTAAGCTTGATGGTATAATTGGCGAGCAAGAAAATGCGGAGAAACTATTTACTATATCTGGAGAATTTAAAGTCAGATATAGTAAATTAAAAGAGGTTACAATAACAAAAGATTTCTTTGATGTTTTTAAAGAGATAAGTTTATCAGTATTTATCTGGCCTTATTTTAGAGAGTATATTCAAAATATGATTGTCCGCACAGGGCTCCCTTCTTTTACTCTCCCCGCCAAAATATATGGCGTGCATGATCCTCAATAAAAGGAATCTCTTGTGCTTTGAGGATTATATATTTGGTGAAGAGCTCCTTTCCATTATAACTGCCTCTTTTAAAATGGAATCGCCCGGTATACAACATGCCGGGCTTTTTTATATCCAAACGTTAAAGTTTGATATTACAAAAACTATTTATATCTTTGTAACATCAAAATAAGAAACAAAGTAATAACAACTAAAAATAAAGATATGAAAACAATCATTGAGAAAACGGTAGAAGGTTTTGAGAATGCAATCATCAGTGAAAATGAAGAAAGTTGGTTTGTTGATCTCCGTACAGGTTTGGGAGAAGCTGAATATCCTAAATGTGATTACACTTTAGATCAAGCTATTGATGATCAAGTCAACTGGAGAATGGAATGATACGGGAAACAGTCAAAGAAGCAATGAAACTCCGCAATGTCAAATCAAAGGATCTTGCGGAGTATGTAGAGGTAACAAAGAGTACCATGTCCTTGTTTCTTAACGGAAAAACGAATTTAGGACAAGAGAAGATTGAAAAGATCTTGGACTTTTTGAATATAAAGCTAGTAATAACTCAATAAGATGGCAGAAGATAATAAATACGACCAAGAATCAATCAGAGAGTTGCTCTCATGGGCGCAGGATACCCTAAATAACAAGACCTACCCGGAAGGCGGACTGGTCTTGGATAAATGCATCAAAGTAATAGACTGCAAAAGTCATATAGAGGCAATGATCCAGATGATCTCAAAGAACTGGGAGAATCCAACCTTTTACCCGACCATTGATATGTTCCGGAAGTTTAGAGCAAAATTGGAAGAAATATAATGCACATTTTTGTATATTTGCAGTGCTAACAATGAAATTACCAAAAGCAGAGGATACTTCCTCTTTTAATCTATCCGGTTTTTGTGTAAAAAGGCAGCTTATTAGGCTGCCTTACTTTTATGATTATTTTTCTTATGGTTTTCCGGAATTATATTAAAAATAGGTCTACTAATAATGAAATAGTCCCTGTTTTAGTACTCTCTTTTTGTAAATATCTTATTTTCAATGTGGTATGTAGTGGGTACGAGAATCGAACTCGTATTACATGCGTGAGAGACGTAATTTCCTAATTTTAATCCCACTGATTATCAAGCCTTTATCCATAATCTAAAAATCATTTGCATTAAATTTGCATTGAGAAATCAAAATAAATGCCATGATCTATGAATACATTTATAGCATGCGAATCTTTCAAAGAACTTTTTGCGTTACAAAGTTAATCAATCAATCAAAAATAGCAAACTTTATTCGTTTGAATTTAAAGCTATCTGTTTCTAATCTATCCGGCTAATAGTAAAAAGTACTATTATGACAGATGAAGAACTAAGAACATTTTGCGTTGAGCAAGCTGTATTAATCTTTGCCAAGAAAGAACAGGTTAAAACTATGGGATTCCGCGATATGGAAGACATGACCTTGCTTGAATTATCAGATAGACTCTATAATTATATCAGAACCGGAGAGCAAAGTTTTATTCCTGCTTCTTTATCTTATTTGAAAAAAAATAATACCGATCTATTTATTAACAATTAAAATTTATCTTATGGAATGGATTTCTGGCATTGTAATATTATTGATTTTCTCGCCACTTGCTATATTTATTTTTGGCTCTGGGGTGTATTTGATTTATCGGATTGTATCTGATTTATCATCTCAAAAAGCCGAGGAACTTGAACGTCAGAAGCGGAAAGCCGAGGCAGAACCTCTAGTGCAATACCTAAAAGAGTACTATCCACTCGTTTATCGTGCGATTTTTCCCGATTAATAAGTTCCCATGAATTAACAATAAGCCTAGCAATATCACTTAATGTTTCCGCATCATTTAAGTTTATTGCATACTCCAACATAGTTTTTAATGTCCTTATCATACCCGAAAAGTCCTTAGTTGCATAATCCACTTTTATGCCAATGCCAGTAGCTTGGTATAGAGTGGCGGCGGAAGCTCTAGCAGCAGATATAGACAAATCTTCTTTCACTTTATTTGTTCTTTCGTCGAACATTTCTTTCATTCTTTTATCCAAAGTGACAGAATTATATATCTGATATCCTAATATAACTACTACTCCTATACTGGTTAGAGTCACTGATATACCTATTGCCCATGATAGCCATGAGTCGGTAAATGTAATAGGTTCACATCTAATCAGTGCAGTAACGCTACATATAATCGCAGCGATCGACAAACAATTGCTCCAATATGATTTAATCCGGTTTTTCATGTTTAGTTCGATTTAGTGGTTGATGATGTTTGTTTATTGGGCGGAGATTTCGTTAGCAGCTTTGTCTATAATAATATTTAATATGGACGACAATGCTTTACTTATATTCAACATTTTAAGCGAGACTAATATTTTATCGTTTAAACTGATAAAATCATATTCACCAACAGAAACATTAATCATTCTGTTATTATCGACTTTGGCAATAGGGATTAGAAAACGATTACTTAAATGTATAAAGTTGCACATTTCCTTATATAAAGAGCAAATCCCGCAGAATCTCTGTTCCATGGTTCTAGTTAAAAAGCCATTTGTTAGTTTATTCTGTCCTATTTTATAAGAATTAATTTCTTTCCCACTAATGATATGTCTAGCAAAGTCATTCATATCATCTACTATAGACATCGCATACAAAGATAATGCGTTATCTATTTGAAGCCTTATTAAAGATGTTGCGGCTAGATAATTATTATTTTCAGCTAAATTAATATATGCAGCAATGAGCGATATACCTCTATTTAATGTTGCAGATACTACCAATGAAACCATAAAATTAGATTGATCTTGTCGCATCATTTTGTCTAAATACTCATATTGAGCATTATACATAACATTCTTCTGTTGACTAATATCTTCTAATATTATATTTAATGTATTTTTGTCGTATGGTAGTTTTTCGCTATATGTTTCTTTCATTCGATACTTAATAAAGTTATTTATCCAATATTTGAACAATTTTTTCTTTTAATCCCATCTTTATAAATTCATCATTATCAACATCTAACTCAATGACTACACGAGTAGATTTGCGATGATGGTTACTCTTTTCTTCGAGTTGTCTTTTAAGCTTTTCTATTTCTTGATAGGCTAATTCAAGCTTTTCTTGAATGGAATTATCAGGATTTAAATCGTCATTTTCTTGAAAGAAAGCCGTTATAGGAACTTTTAGTATAACTGAAAGTTCACGAAGTACTGACGTGTTTAAATCTTGCTTTGATAACATGTCATATACAGCCTGTTTTGATTTACCTAATTTTTCGGCTATTGCTGAGATTTCAAGATTTTCTTTACTTGCCAACTCTTTGATTTTTAATCCTATATTCATATATTAAAGATTTTATTGAAATATAATTCAAGAAAAACTTGTTTATTATTCAAGATTTTCTTTACTTTGCATCATCAAAGTTAATCAATCAATCAAGAAATAGCAAATAAAAGTATAGAATTATGAAAGCAGGAATGATCGGAGACGTAGAATTTAAAAAAGCAGGAAGCGAAACAGTATGTTGTGTTAGCTTGATTAATACAACAGCCGGACAAAGATTCTTAGCGTGTACACTTTCTAGTAGCAAGACTTTCAAAACGTTCAAAGGCGCGGAGAAGTTTATGAACTCATTCGGTTATCAGAAGATTTAATATTAATCCGTAGCCCTTCGGGGCTATTAAAACCACTCTGGGAGATTTTTCGCTATTACATATACTATTAAAGAAATGAATGATAATGAGAAGAATATATAAGTCAATATGTCGAAAAATAAAAAGGTTTTCGACTTACCTTTTAAAGAAGTGGGATCGGTATTGGCACCGGAGACTATATTTTGTAACCGTTTATAATCTTCCAGTTGGCGGCGTTTTGACCGGAAAATATCATAGTATAGCGCGATTGCTACGCTTAGAATACCCAGTGTTAGCAATATTACGGTCGAAACAAACAGGACGCGCACCGGGTAAAATTCTTGGCTATTATTGGATAATGCTACTAAAGCCCCTAGAAGACCAGCCCCCGCAATTAATATATTATAAAACCACGTTGAGCGAGTTTTTAAATATTGCTCCTTGGACTGAATGTACTTTTTAGCGGCGTTAATCGCTTTTGGATTCTTTGTATTATTCATCTCTTTTTTTATGCAAAGCTAATAAAATAAATATTACGACAATGAACACAACACCAATTAAACCGACACTGCAAGCGATGGAAGTAGGGCGACAAACCTACTTCCCCCGCAACCGCAGAAAATCAGTGAGAACGACCGCATCCGATTTAAAAACCGATGAAGGAAAGGTTTTTAAAACTTGGATCGACGGAGATAACATTTATGTTGAACGCAAAGAATAGTACGACAATGGGACGAACTAGAGTGACCGGAAAAGTTGAGCCAATAGTAAAGAAATGGCTTAGTAAAGATGAAGCAAAATCCTATATAGGATGCTCGGATGATTTTTTGAGAACGTTACGGGAAAAAGCTCTCATTTCTTTTTCTCAATTTGGA